AAAACTCTAAGTTTCAATCTTTTGTCACCTCGCTTTCTCCATATCTCAAATAGCAGCTCCAGCCATTTGCTCCGCCGCAATTTTGCATACACCATTCATTAGAATCATTGATGTGTTCACATCGTCCACAATTCGGTACTTCATCGTCTGCGGTGTATCTTGTTAAATTATCCATACCCTACTCCAATTCTTCCTCTGTAGGAAACTGAAAATATTCTGATGTAGCTTTCTTAAACATTTCTTTGCTTAACGCTTGGGAAAATTCCGTGAAGTGTTCTGAATTGGCAGTATGATGATAAAATTCATTATTTTCATACGCAATCCTAAGCATTTCCATGGCTTTCTTCGCTTTTTCTTTGGTGGGATATTCAGCAATTTGCATGTCTTCATTAAGCGACTCAACACCTATTAAGTTTTTGTTCAGGAAATAAATTCTTGACCTGAATCTCTGAATAATCACCTCTTCGTATGGCATATCAAGCGTTCCGTCCTGCGATATAACTCTCATAGAAAACCTCCTCATCTAAAAAACAGAAACCAAATAAGTGCCACGAATGAATCAATGAGTGCTATAAACACGATTGCAACAACAACCCTACCAAAAGTGACCTTGTAAGGAATGCCGAGAGCATGACGTATTTCTTCTGCTGGACTAATGCCGGAAGCAACAAACTTTCCTATAACGAAAAACAACACCCATAACAAAATTGCAATTTTAACAAAAATCATAATTCATATCCTCCTAATCTTTCATAAAGTCCGGTACGTTCTCGTCATTCTCAACGGCTTTCTCCGGCTCGACTGCTGCACCGTCGGTCGCTTCGGACTCAGCTACAACAAATGGCTCTGAATTGGCGTTTTCGGAAATTTCTTCCTGTGTCTGCACATAAGTTTCATCAAGCTGATTGAATGACTGCTTTGCCATGCTATTGAAGTCCTTGCGATACTTCTTGATTGCATTGTTACGCATTTTACGAACAATCATTGATTCCGGTGTGTCAAGCCATGCCGCGCTGATATAAGGCTTTGAAACTTCACATTCCAACATTTCATCAACGGTTGCGCATTTTCTCAAAGCATCGAAAATCTCCTCTTTCTTAGCCTTGATTTTGCTCAACTGCTCGGCTGATGCCTTGTAACGATTCTGGCAGATGCCAAAAGTCTCATTCATCAGATTGTTGCGCACATGAGCAAACAGATTAACTTTTACACCGTCTCTCTCTGCGATCAGATACTGAAATGTGCCGTCCTTTAATTTCAGAGGATAAACAACACGGACAACTTTCTGCGACCGTCCCATTTCTTCCCATTCCGGTGGTGTCATTTCGATACCCTTATGCTTTGGATAGGAAAACTCGTCACCGTCTTTAACAAGCCAACAAGGATATACGGTATCTACATTTTCTCCGTAATTACGAAGTAACGCATCGTTTCCGTCTCCCTCAATTCCCATTTCTACGACCTGCACATAGTCGTCTCCGACTCTCTTTGTTCTAAGCTGAAAATAGCACTCTCTCGGCACTGCATTAGCATTGAGTTTAAGGCTTGCGCACTGACCGACAACCTCTCGCAGATTCGATGTATCAAGTCCGTTTAAATTCTTGATTTTATCGCTATCCTTAACAAGCTGATAAATGCTTGTCATAGCTGACATGGCGCACTGCTTTGAATAATCATCATACGGCACACCGCATAACTCGAAATCTTTTGTAACAAGATTCGTGATTGAATTAGTCCACTGGCTGACCGCAGTGTTGACTTTCTGTACCTCTAAACTGTTGTTCTCTGCCATAACTATTTTTCCTCGCTTTCTTCTAAATCTTCCAAATACGTTTCTTCGTCAAACCAATCTTCCGGCTCATGCTCTGCACAATAAGGAAAGACGGGTTCTCCGCCATAGCATCTAACATCCTTAGGACAATCAGATTTATATATGCAATAATTGCATATTGTTTCTTCATCCAAAGAATTTACATCTACCTTCTGTGGATTCTCATACTTCCTTACAACTGCCACCTTATCAGCACCGTAGGTATCTACCCACTTCATATCCACCGATTCATCCGTGACCGTAAGCTTTGCACCATTGGAATTTACAACCATGTCACCGGCTTTCACAGAATCCTCGGTGCGATACACGTAGCTTCTTGTACTGTTTGGAAATTTCGCTTTGATATACTGCATAATTACCTCTCCTTTTTCACATATCCATTTGACAAATTTTCAAGAATACGCAAAAGTCTTTCGTTTGTTTTTGAGGCTTTTTCAAGTTCTCCTATAAGTTTATATTCATTATGCTCAAGGTTATCTACCTTTGTTCGCAAATCTGAATTTTCGGCTTTCAATTTTTCAATATCATCCATGTATACGGCCTCTCTTTCCTTTATTTCTCATATCTTTCTCGCAATACGGAAGAGAACAATATCCGGCTCTTCCCCAGAACCCTTTACTTGCACTCTTCCAACGCTTGCACGACATACACCGTGCATCCGGCTGTATGATGTTGTTTCCAATTCCTACTCTTGACATTCGGTGTCCTCGCTTTCTTAGTGAAAATCCGCTTCCGGTTCTTTTTCCGGTTGAATATAACTGTCATCATATTCCTTATCAATAACGATAGCCGTTCCAGCTCTGGATAATCTCAAGAGTAGCACCTCAAATTCACTCAAGTTTCTAAGTGACGAAATCGTCAAATCCTTATAGGAAGAAAGTGTATATGGTTCTTCTTTTCCGTTGCCCCATATCCGCTTTGACACAGGAATTTCAACATTCAGTTTTTCATCATGCTCATTTTCAAATGTGATAACTGCTCTTTGCACACTGCTCCATGATGGCTTATCTTCCAGCCCAAACCGCATTTCACATTCCACGGATTGATAAGAAACGCCATCATCGTAATCAATGTCTAAATCTTCTGTGTCAATATCCCTTTCGCATTGTTTAATCCATGCCTTGAACAAATCCGTAAGTTTGATTTCTTTCTGCTCCGGCTCCACCATAAGGTCTTTAAAATTCTCCAGAATCTTTTTATTTCCAATACAGAAATCCGAATTAACAATCTCTGTTAAAACAGAATCAAGTTTGGGAAGATACTCTGAAAAATCATAACTCTCAATGTATGGAACCATGACTTCTTTTACCTTTTCCTCAATGGCATGCTTTGCATCTCCCCAACGAAAAGCATCTTCGATTGCTCCCACCAATGCATTCATAAATTTTTCTTTGACAATTTCACTTACTTCATCCGAAGATAAACTTTCCGATGCTATTTTCAATAATTCTTCTTTCATTTACACACCCTCCACTTTCAACTGCTTATCCTCTGATACTGTCAGAAGAATTAACTGAGTATCAACGACCGGCACATATTCGTCATTGATGCTCTCAGCACCATCAAGGAAAATCGGAACATACATATTAAAGAACTTCTGAAAACTGTTACAAATATCCAATTTTGCTTCAATTTCTCTGCCAGTGTTAGTCGTGTCACCGAACACCTTATAAATGCCGGTTTCTTCATCAAGTACCGTAGGAATACAAACTTCCTTATATTCTCCGTTCTTCTGGAAATCGAACAACTTCCAACGTACAATACCGAAATGCTGATTGATTTCTTCAACAAGTAACTTATCCTTTCGTTTTGAAACTTCTTTGAGCTGATAAAGAATCCTCTCGGCATCTGCCTTTGCTTGTCCATACTCGCTCTGTTTATGTTGCATATCTGCAATCTGTTCATCAATGCGAACATTGTTTTCAGCCTGTGCAATAATCTTATTTACTTCATCAAGCTGGCTCTTTAATTTTGTAATATCAGCTTTTGCGTAATCAGCCGCCTTATCTGTGCCCTTGGATTCTAACTCTGCAATATCAGCAAGCAATTTATCCTGTTTAGCCTTTAACTTGGCATATTCAGCGTTCTGCATACAATAAGCGAAAGACGGAATCTCAGAAATCTGTTCATCGAATTTCTTGATAATGTCAATTTCTTCCGCTTCGTGCAGTTTCAAGGTGTTAATCTTGTTTTCCAGCTCTTTGTTATTCTCGGTCAGATTCTTAATCATTTCAGCACACGCATTTCCATCGTCAACGATCATGGCAAGCGTTTTCGCGTGTTCTTCATTAAATGATTCGATTGCATCTGCCTTTCTCTGCGAAAAATCGGCTCTTAAAGACTCTATTTTATCTTCCGGCAATCTTTGCCCGCATAACGAACAAACCGTTGTAGATTCGTCAAATACCCACTTAGAATCGTCAAACTTTTTTGCAATTTCATCATTGTACCTTTTCACAAGGTCAGCTTTCTTAAAAGCCTGTTCGGAAATTGATTTCTTATTGCTTTCAATGGAACCCTGCGCTTTTCCGATAGATGAACGGACATCCTCTAACTTCCGTTCGTGATCGTATTTGTGATTTTCAATCTCACGCTTCTTGCTTGAAAGTTCATTATTCATGGTCTGCGCAACAGCTGACATTTCAAACTGACAATGCATTTCTTCGTTGCGCATTTCATCAATCCGCACATCAGATTTCCCAATTAAATCTTCAAGTGCTTCAATCTTTCTCTCTAAATCGGCTTTCAATAACTCCTGCTCTGCCACATCAATATCAACCTTTGCTTTCTCCAGACCGATAATCTGATTAGGAATCGCATCTAACTGTTCAACTGCTTTCTTCTTGGAAGCATTGTTCATGGCTTCAATCTCTTCAAATTTGTAGGATTCAAGCAATTTTGCAACATCCGCAGTTTCTTTATTCATTTGCGCAATCTCTAAATCTGTTTTTTCGCTTGCCATAGTGAATAAATATTTGCGCATTTCATCCTGTTTTTTCTTCAATGACAAATCCTTGGTAAACACATTCGGGTGCGAGCAAATGAGGAATTTATCAAACTCAAACCCTAATTCTTCCAGATATGCCTTAAAATCACGTTCTGTCTTAGGCACAGAATTGATCTCATATGTATTTGTGATAGTAACTTTCGAAACTCCATTTTTATCCGGCTTTCCAACTTTTCGCTTCTGCATCTTGGAAAGAGTAATCTCTTTTCCGTCCACATCAACATCTGCAGTAACGGTTGGAATGCAATCTTCTATATTGTCCGGTCTGATATTTGGATTGCTGACAAGTTCATAGTTCTTATCAGACGTCAGCCAGTACCATGCCGCCCCGATTGTGGTCTTTCCTCTCCGGTTCATGCCGGAAACCCTTGTTGTCTTGCCAAATTCGTATGTCTTATCCTTTACCCCTTTGAAATTCTCCATATGTAACGATTTCAAAATCATTCGCATTTTTGTCTCACCCTTTCTTTAAATTCTCTTTCCAGTCTATCGAAATGCTTTTCGTTCTCCATGTATCCACTCAAAGTTTCGATTGTCAGCATATCTGTTGTGCCCTGTTTGCATCCTCGCAATCTGATATTATCTTCATGTTCTTTTGTAATGTATCCGTGTAACATGTTGATATGTAACTTGCACTCAATCAGTTCTTCATACTCTTCTTTTGGAACATAAACATAATTTTTCTTTCCCATGTTACACCCCCACGATTCCTTTTATTGATAACTCATATGTAACTTTTTCCACAACGCGACCATTTTTACACGTTTTCTTGTATCTACGGCTCTGTAATCTTCCGTATGTGCTTACCCTATCGCCTAAAGCAAGCGAGTCCGTATATTCTGCACACTTTCCCCATGCAATACAAGTAATCAAATCCTCTTTCCCATTCTCTCTTAAAGTTTTGAGTTTCACATCACAGATTTTACGACCAAGTGGTGTTTCTCTAAGGTGCTTTTCCTCGATGATTCCATCAAGACTTACTTCATTCAAAGGGCTATCATCCTCTGGTTTTGTGATCGCATCAGCCATAACATACATAAGAATGGCTTCTCCGGATCCTGTTCTCACGCGCCTAGTAATTATCTTCCCATTGACACATACTGTTCCGCTAATTTCTGTATCACAGATTTTTTCATCAAACAGTACCGGAAGTATATCTGCAACACCGCTTCTTCTTTCAACTCCGATGAAAAATTTATAAAATTTCTTACCGTTCGATTTATGGCCTTCCCTTGGTGCTGATACAACATCACCGATCAACGTTATTTTGTTCTCCATTGCTTCTCCTTCCCATTTCTCTGTCAAGAACCTTTTCAAAATTATCTTTATCATTCTGTTTCTTTCGTTTCCCTGCCAAAAGTTCAGCAAGCATACGCTTTTCTTTCGTGGAACATCTCGTGCCACTTATATACACAACGCCTACCATGCATCCTCTCTCATTCTGCGTTTTCTCTTAATTCGCTTGTCAAGTTCAGCTCTCTTTCGGTCTACTTCCGACCAGTAATACATGATTGCCGCAATTACCGCACCGGCTACAAATTTAATAGCCGCTATATTCCCTACCGCGCCCTCACTATCCATATAGCACGCGGCAACTAAGGAATACTCCATTGCAACCGCACCTATAATGAATTGGATTACTTTTTTCATTCATGCCCCTTTCTGCCACTTTATAATTTAGTACAAGTCAGAAACAAACGTTCCGAGTAACGGACATACAACAACATCTATAAAGCGCACAGAACCATCTTCCATGGAATATGTAAAAGCCATTGCGGGTGTGTAAGTCGAATCTCCTGTCTGTATCTGCGCATCTCTTACAGAAACTCCATATGTTGTTTCCTCGTCAACGAAAATGCTTGAAAAACTTTCCGCAGAGTCTACCTTTGCCAAATAGTTGTCACCGCTACGAATTACCCTTGAATTAACTTTCTGAAATTCAAAATTGCTCATTTTAATTCTCCTTTCCATTATGTGTTTCGTTTTCCTCGCCCTGCTCACTATGTTTTGAAGCAGAACTCTCTACCATTCCAAGAACATATCCTTTCTGAAAATCTGTCATATTCGGAATGGCATCACGAAGTTTTTCGACAACACGTTTTTCCTTTTCACTCATTGAATTCACTTCCTTTCCATGATATAATTCCTTAAAAACTTAAGGAGATTTCCATATGCGCTACATACCTACTCGTCCACAATTGGATGGTTTTTTCAACAAATCCGTCACAGACATCGAAATGCCTAAATACGAAGATGGCAAATCCCCGATTGAGATGCTAGAAGCACAAACCGCTTTTATTGAGCAAACAAGCAAAGAACTTCACGATATTGCCGAATCCGCAAAGATGCAAGCTGAATCAGCAAAAGAAATTGCAGAAAGTTCTAAGGCTCAATCTGAAACCGCAGTAAAAACATCTAGCAAGGCAGATATCAAAGGATGGATTGCGGTTACTGTATCAGTCTTGGCTTTTATATGGAGCATAATTTCGCATTTCATATAAAAGAATTGATTACAACAAAAATCAAAGTTAAGATTGACACCACTAATGCAACATCTGAAACAGATGGTTTTTTCACTTTTGTTCCTCCTTTCATGCGCAATATCTAATTTCGTACTCTGCTACGATTTTCGAAAAGATTTCACGCAATTTCTTATCATCCTCAATAATGTCCATTTTGTTCAATGCGCTGATTTCTGTTTTCGTGCATCCGCTTTCTGCCATGCGCTCACGCCTGTTTCTGATTCTTCTATTCAAGTCGCATCCGGCACGGTGTTCAAGTTCTGAATACATTTCAGTCCTCAATACATTGAATTGACAATCTGCATTTCTCTGAATCCGGTTAAACTTGGCATTGATTTCATTTCTCCAATTATCAAATACCGGTTTCACCGCTTCTTTGATATGTTCAGTTGTCTCAATGGCTTTCTGTGCTGTGTCCTGCGCCTTGGCAATCTGTCTGTCTCTTTCCTTGTCAGCAAGTTCTTTTTGAACCATTTGATTAAGAAGTCCTTGCAATGCTTGCAATTCCGGAGATAACTGATCGTTGACACTTTGATGTACATTAAAATAGGAAGAAACTAATTTTCTTTGCACTTCCCATGCCAAATCATCCGTGAATGACTTGACCAACATCAGATAGCCCTGTTCGGTAATGAATGCCGTTCCTCTTGGATTTACCTCTGTTATTCCAGATGTCCGAAATTCGGACATCCCAGAATTTTCAAGGTCTGACGGTTTCAAAACGAAATAATCTTCGCCCTCAACAAAATGCTTTCTGTTGTCCGAAAATCTCTTTCTCGCTGTTCCGTCTGGTCTTTCGTGAGCCATGTCAATGTCCTTAAATGTGACCACTCTCTTGCCTTTGTACTCTTTGATGGAAATATCTGCATTTCCAATGTGTACCAAATTATCCATATTTTCACTCCTTTCTGTGGTATAATTCCCTTATCATCAAATAAGGGAGGTGAATTTTTGAACAATGAATATGTATCTGCCTACGCTATCGCTAAAATCTGTGGATGTAATGATTCTTTCGGTGATTTCAAAACCAAGTACGACCAATACTGCGAAGAAATCAAAAAGTCTCTACCGAAAGAAGAAAATCGATCCTCTAGCGTGGAAGCGGCAGAAAACCCATTCCGCAACATAAAACATTTCTAATATGTTTTAATGACCGGAGAAATGGCGGTAAGAACTTTGACGGATAATTCAATGTTTGTATCTTCGATTTTCTTATCGCCATCCAAAATACTTTGGTAATCATCAACAATATTCATTGCTATATGCTGCGCTAATTCATCAAGACCGATGTATCTATCCTTGTCTTTCTTTACAATTACAGCTTTTCCTTCTTCGTCTAAAAGCCGGTATCTTTTTTCTTCCACCCATTATCACCCCTTTCGTCACTCTTCTTCTTGTGGTAAAAGCAAATGAATATTTTCCAAACGGAGATTAGGATATAATCTCTTTGTTTCTTCATATACGGTTTTGGTTTTCAGCCATTTCCGCATATGAAGAACCTGTTCCATGACATCCATATCGTGAATATCCACTTTGTTTAAAATCTTCTGCAATTCCTTTTCCATTCCATTAAAATAAGAAACCGGAACAACAATTATGTCATTTGCTGATTTAATCTCTTTCATGTCCTCACTCGCTTCCTTTCTTTTATAATCCAATTTAATTGGATGTATCTGGCACAAAAATAAAATCCATTGGAATACCAGATAATTTGCTCATGGTTTTCAACTGTGATAAGCTAGGCTCTGTTTTGCCCTTTTCCCAATTGACAACGGTTGCATTAGATACACCAAGCATTTCAGCCCATTCCTTTTGTGTCATTTTCGCATTTACGCGAACTGCTTCTAATGAAATTCTAGGCATCTTTTTCTCTCCTTTCATATTTGATGGTTTAATCATAATCCAATTATTTTGGATTGTCAACACTAAAATTCAAATTTATTGGATTTAATATTGAATTTTTTATTTTATTGGTTTATAATACAGTTAGAAAGGAGGGCAGAAGAAATGGATAACGAAAATCAATTTAACGAAATGGATATAGACGATATCCAAAAAGAAGTGTTTGCTGAAAATTTAAGATACTATATTGAATTAAATCAAAAACAGCAAATAGATGTTGCAAAAGACTTAGGTATTAACCCAACAACTTTAAGTATGTGGTGTACCGGTAAATCATTTCCAAGGTCAGGAAAGCTTCAGGCGTTGGCTGATTATTTCAAAATCGGAAAAACAGATTTAATAGACCCGCGCATTAATAAACCTGTTGACGAAGAATTTTCAAGTGTTGCATTAAATATTGGAATGAATGATGAACGTTTCAAAAAAATTATTATTGAATATAGCAGATTGCCGGTAAGCAAAAAAGAATTGTTATGTGAATTTTTCGAAAAATTTATATTCTAAAAGAAAAGGCAGGGTTCAACGCCCTGCTTTTTCTTCTTTTAACCCAGCTTTTACAAATTCATGCAAAATTCGTAAAATCTTATAATCTTCAATTTCTTTTATCATAGTTATAATTTCTTCTTTGTAAGTCTCTTTTGTTTTTACTTCTCCCACCATAAAAACCTCCAATCATAAACTATTATGTACCAACAAAGCAATTATAGAACGTGTGTTCGGCATAGTCAATCCCCAATTATGGGCGGAGCCATGCCAAGCCCCACCCATGCCAGAACTTGAAGTGTCCTTTCGGACAAGTCCATAGTATCACTGTAATATGCATGATTTCAACATTTTTCGGTCGCAAGTTTCGACAGAAAATGTCATTGCAAAGAAGCAGAAAGCTGTTTCTCAATCTCTTCTTGCACTTTTGCGCGCCAACGCATCGGCACTTCATCAATCGTCATTTTCTTGTCTACCAGAATACGTCTTACGTAGAATTTAACCATTATGCTTCACCTCCTGCTACCATGTCTGCAAGTTCCTCGATTGCTCCGGCGTTGGACTCATGTCCCTGTTGCAATGTTACCTGTCCTGTTTCCAGCGCATCAAGGCGCTTTTCAATTTCGGTTTTGGTTCGCAATCGGATTGTAACAGTGTATGTACCATCCTCTGCGCCATCCTCTCCCATGTTCGGAACATATGTAAACCCATCGGATTTCAGATCGGTATACTTGCCGGATGTTTCGCCATTGTGTGTAAATGTAATTTCCTGCAGGTTGTCCGCAGAAAATGCATCCGTGATGGTCTTGACGGCTTCGAAATTCTCTACCTTGATCTGGATGTTTCCAAGGCTTGCCCCATCGGCAATTTCAAATTCTGTTTTGTTGGCTAAAATAATTTTATCCATGTTTTTTAATTCCTTTCATATATAAAAATGGTTTATAAGTTACATTCGAATATTTGTTCGATATATTTTCTTAAACGGCAGTTTAGGTAACTTTAAAGTATTTATTTGCAATAGTTTTGAACTACTCGATGACGAACTAAGTAATACACCTACCAATACTTGCTATCTTGCGACTATACCTGGTGGTAGTGGGTTATTGTTGGGGCTTAAAAACCATAGCAATTATCAACGGCAATTGCGAATAACATACTGGGACAATAAAATATATAGTAGGGTCAAAAATAACTCTACCGAATGGAGCGAATGGGTAACAATTACTTAATGCGTTTATGATAAACCATATTTATATATTGTCTGCAAGATCAACGCTGCACACAATCACTTCTCCGTCAGAGGTTTCAGGAACCAAATATGGTTCGATACATTTGGCTGATGTTATCCTTGCCCCAAATGGTATATTTAATAACACATAGGTATAATTGTTAATTTGACTACTATATATATCCAGAAATATTATATTATCTTTTCTTACAGCTCTAACTTTTTTAAGAACAGCTGCATTTTGACCTATTGCGGTTATTTTTGCACTATCTGTAATCTTCATGTAAATGTTAATTTTATGAAAGCAACCCGGTGCAAAATTGTACATTTGCATAATTAGAATTTCTATACAATGACATAGCGCACCACTTGCTAAACTTGAGTTTTCAAAGATGATTTCTGCGAATCTATACCAACCCATGCCACTTTCACCTAGCGTATATTCAACATAAGTTTTAATCGAACTAGATGGATTCAATGCATTTATGTCGTTTTTTAAACTGCCGTTTAAATCACTTATCTGCTTTGCAAGCGTACCATCGATACTCGGGTTAGCCTGCCGCGCATCAAGGGCGAATCCAGCTTCTGTTGTAACCTGATTGTTTACGATACTTTCCGGTTGCAGTGCGCTTCCGATCTTTTCTTTTAGTGCATCTGCCAACTTTATGACGTTTTTCGCTTCATCTAATGTAATTGTGGTGCCATCCAAGTTAATACTAAGCGTTCCACTTTCATCTACGCTCATGCTTTTTCCGTCCGGCTTTACAACTCCGGCATCCTCTGTTGTTGCGATTGCACCGACACCACCCACAATCGACTTCGACCAATACTCCGTATTACTCGTTGCCGTTCCTGTCGGAACATCCTTTTTTGCGAAATAAAGCGTATTGTTATAAGTTACTGCATCCAATCTCTTATATGTAACATCTGCGCTCCACTCGCCTTTAGGTACGATTGCTACTCTACCTGCTACTGCCATATTAAGCCACCTCCCAATTCAAATTTCCGTTATTATCAACGGTAAAGTTATATGCCGCATTGTCCATGTAAATCAACTCCCCATCCTCATTCACATCAAATTCTGTCATTGTGAGTTTCTTGTTAATCTCGTTTTCGATTTCCTGCGCTCGGTCTGCGCTGTCCTTGGCATCTGTGGCAGATTTTGCAGCCTTGGTTTCGGACTCTCCTGCACTTTTGGCAGATGCTACAGCCTTGGCAGATTCCACTTTAATATCTGCAAGATAATCCGGGCGCAGATGCTTTTCTTGGATACTTCCCTCTTTCACGATTGCGGACACCTTACCGTCACTGCCGATTGCAAATGCGATTGTATCAGAATCCAAGAACTCATACTGCGTGATCAGCGCGGATAAGTCCACGTTCTGCGCCGTGCCATCGTTAAGCGTGATTACCAACTGCTGACTTTCCGGATCATACTTGAAGTTGACCGCCAGCTTCTCCAACTTGGTATCAATGACCGCCTTGGAACCATTCATCTTAACGACCGTCAGTGTGCCGTTGGATTCATCCCAAAGGATTTCCTTTACAAGTTCGTTAGCTTTGGTCAAGTCAACTTTGGATGCATCCATAGCAACCACACGATCATCCAGATTGTCAATTGCCAAGTCCATCTTGTTAAGATTAGATTCATTTACCGCTGTTTTTTCGCTGGGAAGATTCTCCCAATTGATGCGGCTATATATTTTCTGCATGGCTCACACTCCTTTCTAACGCGGATAGTCTGCGTTCAAAATCGTTACATCTGTTCTGCAGTTTCTGTATCATGACAGTATTTAAAGCGATAAACTCTTGGTAGCACAATGTATACATATCATTTTCGCCACCATTCTGCTCTAAGAATTTTTCCCATTCCTCATTAGATTCAAAATCTTTTTCGGAGAATACCGCATGTTCCAGTCCGTAAAACTCATTTTCAGATATGTCACAATCCGTCATTGCCTGTTCGACATCCTGTGCAACAAATCCAATGTGCGTTTTATCATCATTTTCTATGAGCCGATATTCCATCGGTTGTAGCAACTCGAAAAATCTCTCAAACCGATCATCCTCTAACAGTTTTCGGAAATCTTTTTTCTTCCTGCCATCAGACGTTGTTTTCCAACCACCGGAAGAATACCCTCCGGCAAATGGATTGGGGTTAGTTCCACAGTACACAGAACTAGAACTTGGGATTAAATTTCCGTTGTCTGAAATTCGTACATAATCGGATAGTCCAATACCTTGCAAATAATGCGCGGTTGATGCCATTATACACTGCCTTGCACTTTCTGCAGTTGTTGCAGAGTCTGCGGTTGTCGCATGATCTGCCGTACTTGCATGATCCCCTATGGCTACTCCATCTTGATCTGTTACAGAGTTTAGGTCAATGCGTATGTTTTGCAGCATTGGCCTTCCTCTTGCATCGAGTCCAATAATTACAATGTCATCACCAAGCGAGGTTGCAATAAAATTCAACGAATCAATAATTGACACTCGTCCATTCCCGTCAAGCTGGAAGTTATTACTTTCAATTATGAGCCTGTTTCCACGAAGCATAATCTGGTCAGCACTGGCATTGATCATGGAAATAACCTGGTCGTTCTCATCTCTGCCTAACTTCAATTCCAGTGATGCGTCTAATTGCCCTTCCGCTTTTTGTGCACGATTGACTTCTGCAACAATGCTTTTTGTGGTCTGCTCAAACTTGGTATTTGTCTGTTCCTCTAAATCCTCGTATGTGGATTGAAGATGGTCTGCGTTCCTCTCTAACTTTCCGGTACGTCTTTCCACGCTTTCAATCGTGTCTCTGATAGAATTAACCTTTGCAGAGTGTGTCTGCGTTCCCTGTGCCGAGATTGAATCTCTCTTGCTTTGTACTCCGGTTAAAGTGCGTTGCAATAGATACGTTTCAACAATCTCTCTCGTGGTATTGAATCGGATTGGTTCCCCAAGTGTCAGACATGGATTTCCGACACAGGTGCAACTTTTAATCGGTGTGTATGCCGCCTGCTTCATGATCGGGAACACGTTATTTGCGATCTGCTCCAACTCCGCGCCGGTCTTGTCTGATACAAGAAAGTTACCGGAAATCACGTAATTATTGCCGGCAGTTCCAACAATCGCTCCAGCGGTATTGTCGCTAGCACGAATTTCAAGCTGCGTGATTGCCTTGCTTTGGAAATCTTCATAGTCAAATGTGATGTAATGACCGCTCATCGACTCTGTATTCGCATCAGCTGGAAACAGATCATCCGAAGGAAACAAATCATCAGCCGGATAAACTGCACTGATAATGTTGGGCAAAATCACATACTCAAACTTGCCATCACGGTTAATGTTTCCAAAGCATCCGTTAATCTCACAGATTGCCGTTACAACGGTTTTTCCACTGATAGAAGGCTCTTCTGTGACCGCACTTGAATCGTCCGTCTTTGTGGCTACAATCGTCTTATTGACCGTCATGGAATCGTTGACAAGGCTTGTTTCAACTTGCTCGATTCCAAGATGTGCAAAAAAGCTATCGCGGAACTGTTTAAGTGTCATTGGAAAGCTAAGTCCTGCATACCAATTCTTAACATCTGCATTGATGATGTCGTACATCGCGTCATATGCCGTAATTTGCCGTTTTGTTCTATCAGACGTAGGAATATCAGAATAGACCTTATAAGCGCCGTATTGAGTCGGATTCTCCGTATCTCCGTCAAGTGTTTCTGATATCGATATGGTTTTTCCAACTAAGCTTCCGGCAGTGTTGTGAGCAGTGAACTTAACGCTATTCGCTTCACAACAACCGAATTTCAATTCTGATTCCGAACATAAGCTTTCTTCTAGTGAAAACGTTCCGCTTTCAAGCATTGAGTTGTCGATCGCAACATTTGTGCCGACAACAGAAATCAGCATTTGTTTATCAACGCTAGATTCCCAATACTTTTCTTTACTTGCCATGATAAACACCTCCTATGAATGAGAACTTCACGGAGTCGTACTTTATTCCGCCTGCTACCGTGTACATAACCGGCTGAATGTCTGCAATATAGCCGTACTGAGTCTCATAACCGCCAATCTCCTGTATGTATGCCGTGATATAACCCCCACGTTCATCAGCCTTGACGTAATTCTTGCGAATATTCGACCAAAACTCGTTGAACTCTTTCTCGGTAAGCATGGCTTTTGTTTCAAACTCAACCTTAATCGCCTTAAGCTTAACCGCATCACGATGCTCATATCCGTTTTCATCCGTCCAAGGGTCTTTGTCCTGCATATTCCGGTACGCGCTATATGTGTCTTGCTTAATCAATCCGTTTGGTATCGTGTAATCTCCAAACTTGACTAAATAACCGCCATATCCCATCGTTTACCTCCTAAAAATGGGCATAAAAATAGCACCTACCGTTTGGTAGATGCTATCCATTTGATTAAATTTTAAGCTACTACTGATTCCCATTCAGATTTCAGCTTTTCTACATCGTTTTCAAAAAGTTTGCAAGCGATTTCGTACAACTGCGGAATCATTCCCATTTCCCTGTCGATATAATCCATCTTGTTTCTTACTTTCGGTTTGAGTGTGCACCCTTCCATCCTTGATTTAAGGTTGCAGTGATATTTCCTTTCAAATTCTCCATAAAGCAATGAATAGCGTTCTTGATACTTTCCATCGGCACCAAAACGGACAATCTGCGTTATCCGCTGTCTCTTGGTCGCCAAGTCAATATCATCAACAAGTCCGATAATAACATCTTCCTTATGGATGATTTCTTTCTGCTGTCTTTTAATGGTTTCATTCTGCTCTCTAACAGTTTTTAATGTCTGTGAAAATATCAGTTTAGTGTTTTCATCTGCATATGGTAGGTAAGTAGAAATAAATAATTCATCATTATTGACATACCCACCTGTTTTACGGATTGTAGGGAGAACCTCGGATGTTACCCACTTGCGAAACTTCCTGGCATTCGGCTTGTCGCTCCGAACGATAACTGCATATAAGCCGCTCTCTGTAATGAAATTTGATTCTCCTGCACGACCGCCTAGATTTAATCTAGTCAGTTCATCTTCATCAAGCCTTTTTGCTACGTCTGTAGCATTTTTAATTTCCAATGCCCTGCAAACATCAATAAGGCAAAACATCGGTTCATCATCGACCATGACCATTCTGATCTGTCCGAATATTGGATTCTCAAATACCTCAATGCCATTTTGAATCTTAAGCATAAGTTGTGATTTTTTCATTCGTGTCTACCTCCATACATTTTTATCTGAATAAAAAAGAGGAAACCTCTTGTGAAATCACATTGGTTTCCTCTTTCGTACAGTATGGCGTTCGAGTAAGTAATCCGCATCTTCACGGATAAGTTTGTTTCCTTAGTAATAAGGATAGACTATTTTTGATTTTGTGTCAATCCGATTTTGGAATTAAAATAAGCCGTGTTTCCACGGCTTAAGTATCATTTATCTTTCAATTTTTATTGTAACCAAGTATATGTATATGCTTCATCAACATATATCTTATAACTGCTCGGATAGATCGTATCGTAATTTGAATCGTACGGAAAACTAAACGAGAAATAATCGGTGTCTCCATTCTTTTCACATTCTGCATAATGATAATCATATTTAATCAAGTTGCCAGATGCATCATACATTACGCAAGAAATTTTCACAAATGAAAAATCTTTTCCGGAATCGTTTGTAGCTTCAACCGTAACATTATCTGCTCCAATGTCCGATTGAACCATTATATTGCGAACATCACAAACAGCATTTGTTGCTTCATCAACACTCAACGACATTTTATAGTTATCATAAGAAACATCGTTATAATCAGAATCGCTCGGTGCGTCAAAATAAAGAACACATTCCTTACCGGATTCAAAAGCTCTGTTACAATCACTTTTGCTATCCAGCATTTTACCGTTTTTGTAGTATACAAGTTTTGCGTCCAGATCAACATTTACCTTGTTGTTGTTTTTCAAGATAGCAACAACTCCATGACCACTATCTTGGTATTCAATTGAGATGTTTTTCTTTACCTTGTTCGCATTAAAGGAAGAAGTGACGGTAACTTTGCAAGAAAGCGTTTTCTTTGAAATTTTTGCTTTTACGTACGTTGTTCCTTCTCCAACCGCCAGAACCTTTCCAGACTTGTTTACAGAAGCAACATATTTATTGCCACTACTCCATTTAGCAGTTTTCCTTATTCCGCTTATCTTTAATGTTGCGGATTCTCCAATTTTTAAATTAAGAGTCTTTCTGCTTAATTTGATAGTTGCCGCCTGTGCAACAATCTGTTTCCCATCTGCATTTTGGATTGGCATAGCCGAAATCAAAACGGCAAATGCCAACCCCATCGCTACTAATAATTTTTTTGTGCTTCTCATAATGACTCCTTTCTTGTGATATGATTTATTTAGAATTATATCACGTTCTATTATAGAAGTCACTAAAAAACATATACATTGTCTCCGGTTCGATTGTAATGTTCTCTACCATAATCCCTTGCAGCTTTTCCTATGTCGCTTGTAGTAATTCCGAAATTTTTCTGTAAAATAGCTTGCAATAACTGATTTTGCTGTCGCAATAAGGAAACCTCTTGCGCAGATGTTGAATTGATAGCATCTTTGATTCCAGTAATTTCTTGGCTTCCTGCGACCGCCGGCTTACCTCCGACCGTTCCCATAAGTTCCGGAAGCCCATTTTCTCCGACTGTTGCTATGCTATATTTATCCATAAAACCGCCCGTTGCATAAGCCTTTACTTTAGGTAGGCTCACTTTCGGCACAAGATCGACTCCGCTCCACTTTACCTTTGCTACTTTAGCCGCCGCAGAAACAACACTGTTGAACCCTCTCAAAACGGTATTCACTCCACCGATCAATGAATTTATTGCTGTTTCAATTCTTGAAATGACGGTGTTCATTGCCCCGGCAACACCACTTTTCACGCTATTCCATAATTTGCTGAATATTTCAGTTACACTTTCTTTCATCTTCGAGAAAGCATTTTTTATCGGGGTGGTTACATGTTCTTTAAACCAACTAGAAACACTATTCCACACACCGGTTACCGCTGTCTTTGCCGCGCTAAAAGCTTTCTGAATAGATTCTTTTGCTGAGCTAAAAGCATTCTTGATAGGTGTTGTAACATGCTCCTTAAACCAACCGGAAACCACCGCCCATACCGATTTCACAGTTGTCCATAGAACCTTGAATGCGGTTGATACTGCAGATTTCAATAATTCAAAATTCTTCTTTATTGGCTCTATTACCTTTGATTTAAACCAATCAGAAACAACAATCCATACAGCCTTGACAATGATCCACAATCCTTGAAAGATTTGACCAACTCTTTTCGAAAATCCTTGGAAAAATGAAACAATAGGATTTATAACATTAGTATTGAACCATCCAGAAACTGTTTTCCATACACCGGATATATCTTTCCATAAAGAAGAGAAAAAACCGGAAACGGATTTCCATAATCCCTCAAAAAATCCGCTTATTGGCTTAATCACATTAGTATTAAACCAATCTCCGGCTTTTGAGAAAATTTCTTTTATTTCTTTCCAATGATCCTTGACTACTACAGTTGCCGTTGCAACAGCGGCTACTATTCCTGCGGTAATCGCTGCCGGTGCTGCCGCTACCCCTAAAATAACCGCTCCGACTGCCGTAATCGTAACTCCGACAAGCATAAGTGCTTCATTAAGCCAACTGAATCCGTTCTTTAGCATGGTCACAAAGTTTGATATTGCAGTAAACGCGCCAATTGCAACAGATCCAATCCCGGTTATAGCTTTTGCTACTGGACTGATAAAAGAAAGTGCGCTCTCTGCCGCACCGCTACCGAATAAAGCTTTGACACCAGCTGAAACAGTTGTTCCAAGTGTAGCAAACGCCCCACCTATTTTTTTTGACAAAGCGGTAGACAATACTGCCGAGATTCCCTCATTTGCCGCAATTTCAACGCCAAGCCTTGATGCAAGTGAACCAGCTATTGATTTTGAAATGGAAGTTCCGATTATATCAAGTGCGGTTTTTGCAAGATGCAATCCAAGGATTTTTTTGATTGTCAGCGCACCGACAATAATTGCAACTGTTTTTACGTCTAAGTTGCTTAAAAATTTCTTGACGCCTTTCCATACATCTTTCCAAGAAATTTTACTTAATGCTGTCGTAACTGCATCAAATGCACCTTGCGCCCACGAATTAAGAGTTTTAGCCAATAATGCAAAGTCAAAGTTTTGGAAAAACTTGTTGATTCCGTCTGCGATTGAATTTCCAAATTGTTTCCAATTAAACGTTGTGCCGAATGAATCTAATCCGTGAAGCACTGTGTTTAGTGAATTGGCAATCAGTTTTCCGGTTTCTCCGAATAATGTTGTACCTTTTTGCCCTTTAAACAGCCCGTTGAGGAATTGAGCCAATCCTCTTCCAAATCCTTCGGCTTTTGCATACACTTTTTTCCATTTAATTTTTTTCATTGCGTTAATTAACGCACCGGAAATAGACTCTCCCAACTGTTCAAGGTCTTTGATTTTGCTTTTGAATTTCTTAAAGATGGTGTCTGTCTGAACTAATCCACCATCAGCACCGGTGCCGCCACCAGCACCTGAACCAGATCCAGAACCAGAACCTTTATTCCCAGAACCGGAAGTGTTATCTTTGCTCTGCTTTGAAATAACCTTTAATTCATCAAATGCACGAGTTGCCTGTTGGATTTCTTTTTTTGCTTTCTTGGCATTCTTTGCGATACCACCTGTGTTTTTCCCTGCGCTTCCTGCGGCATTACTTAAATCGTCCATGCCGTCAGACGCACTTCCAATATCATCGGCAAGACCGCTGATTCCTGCTCCTTTGCTTGCTTCATACTTCCATCCGAAAATAGAACCTAAAGCATTTGTTACCATCTCCGCAAAAGAAATAACCTTTTGCAGAACTGCGTTGAGTACCTTGATAAATGGCTTAAATGCATTGATTAAACCACCACCAACAACCGCTCCAAGTGCTTTGAAGTTCTCTCTAAGCATGGTTATCTGATTGTGCCACGTATCTGCTGTACGTGCGAAATCTCCGGTAATATTGGTTGTATGCGCAAGCACATACTGATAACGCAACATGGCTTTTTGAGCCTGCGTCATTGATGAAATGTTCGCATCAAGCCCTTGCTTTAACGCCCATTCCTTTAATGTTGCCTGTGTCAAGTCGATACCATAACGCCGCATAGGTGCCGTAGTACCGGAAAATACAGATTGCAGACTCTTGGCAACATCTTCTTGACTCACATCATAGAATGAAGCCATATCTCCGGTTAATTCTGTCAATCTGATAGACATATCTGCCATTTTTCTCTGTGGAATATCAAGGGCAGTTCCCATTGCTTGGAAACGGCTTGCAAACTGTTTCGCGGACAATTCAGACATACCAAATTTTTCAATTGATGTTTTTGCGAAATTGTTAATTAGGCTTTCATACTGCCCGAATGTCTGCCTTACAACGTTCTCAACCTCTGTCAGTGAGGATGATATGTCAATGGCGTCTCCAAGTAGCCTAAATCCGCGAAATAAAGCCCAATACGTTGCATACACTTTTCCGATTGCAGACGCAAGGGAAAACGACTTCTTTGTTACCGCAGAAGCACTTGAACTAAATCCGCTAAATGAGCTTGTGATGCTTTTTGCCGCTGTTCCTGCCGCTCCACCTGTACGCGATAATTTTGCCAATGCGTTTGTCATGTCAATAATATTCCGGCTTACACTAGGGGCTTTCGACAGTTCGGACATAAGCTGTCTCATTGCCGTAGCAAGTTTCGGGATATTTTCAATCGCCTTGGTGGAACTCTGGTAGCCAAGCTGTTTGATTGCAGATGCAAGGTCGGTCAGACCCTTAACAGATGCTGACATTCCAGAAAGCCCTTTTACTGCATTGGAAATCTGACGCATAGAACCAGCCGCAGCATTAATCTGTCTGCTGTTAATAGAGCCTAATTTGCTTACATTTCTTGCAACCGCAGAAAAAGTCCGTGTATCAATTCCACGCATTGCCGTCATTGCCCATGCAAGTCGGTTTACCCCTGTGGAAAGACTATTCAGATTTCCGGTACTAAGTCCAGAAAGCGCGGAAGATAATCGCCCAAGTCTTGTCACAAGCGCGTCTATCTGACCGCTTGCCTGTTGTGCCTGTGCTTGGATTTTTATTTCAAGAGACTCTAATTCCATTTATCCACCAACTTTCTACATAAGAAAAAGACGGTAAGATTTGACCCTTACCGCCCTTGAATTACTTTTTCAGTTTTCCCTTTTTCAAAAGAGAAAGCATTTTTGAATTTTCCTCTGATGTAAACTTAAAATTGGAAAATCCGTTCTTTTTTGCGATTTCCGCGCGATGTTCTTTCGACACATCATCTTCCCCAACCGCTTTTAATGCTTCAACGATTGAGCTTGAGTTTCCCTTGTACTTCGGATAATGCTTTCCTTTGTTTTTCTTTGCACCACCTACAACAATCACTGTATGACCTTTTGTGCGTGTCACAAGAATATCTCCGTTGTAAAGCGTGTCTCCATGGTTATAAGAGCCAACATCATCAAACAGTCCAGATTTTAAAATTGCCGACCGTTCGCTTTCTGTATTAAAATCTCCTACATCTTTCCCTGTCGCATATATAATACAAGCGCGAACAAGCGATGAACAATCGCACTCTGTTTTTACTTTTTCGTTGATTCCATGCTTAATAACTCCATATCGTTCCGATTGATCGTAGCCGATATTGTTATTGTCACACGCAATCTTCATAGCTTCAGCTAACTTCTCCGCAACCTTATTATCCTTTGCTCTTAACACATTCCATCCCTTAGAATGGTTGTAAAACTTCTGCGTAGACACTTCCTGTCCGGTCTGGTCACCGGCTTTTCCACCAGAATAGCAGTTGCCGTGTTCATCGTGCCGCGCACTTCCGATAATTACTGCCATAGCAATACCTCTTTTCTTAAACTATCTTTGGCTTTGGTAAATGTGATTTCCTTGATTCAGCCGCCCATGCTTCTTCCGCTTTAAGCATTTCTCGTATCTCTGCATCGGGATCGTCCGTATTATGCTTTTCAATAGAATCATAGCAAGTTTCTTTCACGTACTTACTATTACCCTTGCCGAATGTCGCGTCTATTGCGGTCACAAGTGCTGACGTTGCATATCTGCCAAACCACATATACATTTCCATGTCGCGTTGCTTCCATTCTGCCTTATATGCATCCACATAAGGCTTAAGCAACTCTGGATTCATCATATCTATATCATCAATGGAAAATCCGTAGCCTTTCGTTACCACAAGGTAAAACGGACGGATTTCCGCAACGTAATATTCCCATGTTAATTCTTGGCTTTCGCTTTGGATGGGGTCTTTTTCTTCTCCTGCTCCTGCTCCTGCGCTTTCTCTATCGACTCCATCATCTGCGCTAAAAAACCGTTTGTCATCATTTCCTTCTGCATATCAGCAAATAAATCCATGCAGTTAATCTCGTTTGTATCAATCGCATCATAGAGAATGTCGGACACCTTCTCAAGTTGCTCATCGTAGCCTTCGTTTGTTTTGTAATCATATCCAAATTCTTCATTGTGATGCATCTGCAATCCTACAAGAAGCGTCTTAGGAAGTGTTTCAAGAAGAATATCTTCCATAGAAGAAATATCTTCCATGTCCTGCGTCTTCATAATATCCTGTAAGATATGTGCTTTTAACGATGGTCTTGTTGCAAACTGAATTGTATATTCTTTTCCGCCTAATTTAACTTTCATGTTTTACCTTGCCTTTCTGCCCTATATTGGCAAGGGGCAGTGTTGCCACCGCCCCATTGTTGCTTATCTTATTGCTTCAAGTTCTGCTATCGACCGTTCATCCTCGCCTACCGGTGCGGTCGATTGCTCGTCCGATAGGCTTTTTACCCCACCACTGTTACAGTGAATGTTCCATCGTTGTTATCAACGACTTTCAGCTTGTCGGTAACAAGCTCTGATGCTGTACTTGGAATAACCGTTGCGGTCATTTCAAGGATTTCATCTACACCGCCTACATCATTCGGTGTCGCGGTAACAGTTCCGGTGTATGCGTATTTTGCCACGCCACCGATTCCATCTGTACCGTACAGGTGGATAATGTCAACCTTTTTATCTCCCAGCTTTTCGATGTTTTCCAGATATTCTTTTGCAAGATTTCCTGTGATTTCCCGGGAATCCGCTGTCTTAATACCTTTCTCAAATGTCTGCTGTGGGTCTTCCATCGTGGTTGACTCAACCGTGTTTGGCGGTGATGCCGGAGATGGAATAGACTTTGCAGCAAGTAAAAGGTTGTAAGTCCCTGCAAAGTCGGCTTGTTCCGCTGTGTGCTCTTTAATAATCACACGCGACTTATAACTTGTTGATGCCATGATTTTCTGCTTCCTTTCTGCCTCGCGGCTATGCTAAATTTTCATACGCTCCAATAATTCGCGATACGCGAAAAGTTGCCGTGCGCACTTGCTTGGAAATCGTGAACACAGCATTTGAAACATCAAAATTTTTTGATTTAAAAAAGGACACTGCATACTCTGCAATGTCCTTAATCTTTTCCCTTCTTCCTTTATTTGTTATTGTAATTTGAAATGTTGGGCGAATTGCGTTAATAAAATAAGACTCTGTATCTCTCCCGGCTTCTGCAAATCCAATCTGTTGTATAAGAAGTGTTGGAAAAACAGGTGTTCCGTTCGATTCCTCGTCCTGCGTTACCTTGATTCCGATTTCTTTGCTTTCCATGTAAACTTTCAGCAATCGGTAAACGGTATCTTCAAAATCAAGTGCCCAACTATTTAACTCATTTTCCACCGAATACCTCCCTTGCAATCTTTACATACTGTTGAATAATCCGTTGTTCCGCATTATACATAGGCATTGTGGCTTTGATACCGTGGGTATAACGCCATGTTTCGGTCTTATCATCCCAATAGTACCAACCATCTTCAAAAGCGTGTATTTGCCCAGGATAAGTGCCGACACCGAATCCAAGTTCCGGTGCTTTGGGGTTCTCTGCGGAATTATAAAAAATACCGGCCCCAAACTCTACCGCCAACAAAGTATAGAATGGTTCTCTATCTTCTGCCGTTACCGTTTTTCCGGTCGCAATGAGAATCGCATTTGAAGTCATTAACTGTGGTGCTTTATCCACCCTTACCGTTATCGTGTTTCCTAATGGGGATTCCGATATGTGTTGTATTGCCGCTGTCTGACCTATCTGTGCAAGCCTAGAAACAAGTAAATCACATTTAGCTTGTAAACTATCGCGGTACTTTTCTAATTCCTTTATGGCGGCTTGTATGGACTTAGTGGATAGTGTCATTGAAATAGTTTTCTTTGCCACGCAATCACCTACTTAATATTCTTCCGAAGAAGAAACAAATCCGTGGTCAGTCCTTCGTCTGCAACGCCTTTTACGATGTAATCTGCGGTTTCTGAATCCACAAGTCCATCATCAGTGCGTTTGACCTCCGAACGTTTCCACACCACATCACCGGCTTTCAGTGGCAAATATCCTTTATCCGTGACAAGCTGACAGTATGATGTACTATCATCAATTCCAAATTCTTTCACAAGGGCTTCCGACAGCTTATTGCTGATATTGGCTTGGAATGTCGTAGGTTCTGAAAACCCTTCAACTTCCTCGCCTTTTGGAATCTTGTTGCCTTCGGAATCTAAATAAGGTACAAAGTTTCCATCGGAATCCTTGTACCCTTCATAGACAATATCTCCATTTTCGTCAGTTTGTGGAATGAATACCCTCTGACCGGATTGCGAATATTTCATTTCCTGCTTGTTAATGTCAAGCATTGGTGTTTTCCTCTGGGATTCCGGCAACACTTGTCAGAAGCGATAACACTCCGGCAAGGACTGATGCAGAAAGAACATATTTCCAATCCACCGCGCCCATAAATGCCGCCGTTCCGATTCCGGCAATCGCTGCCTGCGCAACAGTCTTGATTGCTCGGATGCCGGCTTTCTTAGTCCAATCCTTCCAATTCCTCATGGCTTTTATCTCCTTTCCCTATATGAATCTCTTCAATCTCATGTTTCATTTTCGTAACCATTCCATTTCCACCTAACGCATGGTACGCATCATACATCTCACAGAAGTTTTGATAGGCATATGACGGTATTTCTCCGATTCTGGTGTACTTTGCATGGTATTCAATAAGCTGGACGCGCAAAAGGAGCATTGTTCCTTTGCTGTTCGCATCCCTGCTTTTCTTTTGCTGTTTAAGAAGCCAAACTATATATCCAAGCACTATTGGCAGTGCCACAAGATAAGTTTGAATCAAAATACTTTTCATTTGAATCTCCTTTTGACGCACTGCCCACCACCGCTTAATGTGCGCCGCCTGCAACCATAATGGTCACGCTCAATCTTCTTTAATGCCCTATAGGCGATATTTACATAGCTTTAACAAACGGAAATACACCAGCAAAAAGGCTTTCACGGTCTTTCCATGTCCTGCTCACGCCGTTTTCGGAGAAACTTGCCATGTATGCTTCTCCTGCCTGTGACCGGTCGTACACTGCCAAATTGACCATAATGTTTTCATAGTTCTTAACATCACTGTCAATCTGGTCTTGCGTGTATGTGTCCGGATAGTTCCGTCTGCTGATAATCTCTTTTCTTGCCTGCTCTAAAAGCTGTTCAATCAAAGGGTTACATTCTTTTTCATCAAACACAACTTTATCGGACTTCTCCCCGGTCGCTTCGTCCTCTACCTCTTCTATATGAAATTGTTTTAAGCGAATCTTTACCTGTTCGACAAGTGTGTATGACATAAAGCATTTCCTCCTACAACTCTACACTTTCCATAACTGCTCTTGCTTCAAGTACTGCAATATAGTCAGTCATTGCCTTAATCTGCATATTGTAAGTGCTTCTAGGACATGTAGGTTCAAAATCAAGTTTTCCAGCATCCCACTTTTCAAGCATAGCCTTTAATTTCTGATAGCGAATAACAACCTGCTGATATTCCGCTCTAAAACGCTCCTTATAATCGGAACTATTCATCATTTCAACTGTATCTTTTAATTCCATGAAACTAACCTCCTACAGATTAAATTTTGCAATCAGAATTTCTTTCAGTTCCGCACCGCTTGTTGCTTGTGCATTTTCAATTCCCTGCTCCGCGGCAAGTTTTTGCAAGTCTGCGGTACTCATTCTGTTGATTTCGGTCTTTGTATACCCAACGGAAGATGCCGAAGAATTACTCTCCGGCACCTCTTCTCCTGCGTTGTACCATTTACCATTATGAATCACTATATATGGATATTTCATAGTTGCACCCCCTACTCTTCGCTATGAACCTCATATACGAATGTGCTATCCATATTCTCGTATGATGGAAGTACAACCTCAGATGCAAATGTTGACATCTTCATAGGTGGTCCATACTCTGTCTTTGTAGCGACTGTAATACCTACACCATATGTTGTTACATCAACATCAGCTACCTGTCTTGCAGTTCTTTCTTCCGGTGTAGTGCCAAACCAAGTGCTTCCAAGGCTGCCTTCTGGAAGAAGTGTAACCTTGTTATCCGGGTAGAAGTACTGCTCTTTGCCATCATCATCAATGTACATCTTATCGTAAAGTACGATAGTGAGCTTCGCCCTCTTCTGTACCACCGAAATAACAGTATCATCGTCAACCTCAATAGTTGCTGTAAGGTTCTGTGCAAGAATTGAGTTTCTTATTTGTGCATTGTCAAGCAGATATTGGAATGTATTGCTGTTCATAAGTGCGTATCTAGCAATCTTACCCTGCTTCTGTAACTTCTTTCTTGCATTGTTAAGGTCTGTAAGTGGCTTTGAATTAGCTGTATCGCTCCACATGCTTGTGCCGGATAACTTTGCGTAATGGTCTTTTGCGTATGAGCCATCCTTATCGTAATCATAAGCGTACTGAACGCCATCACTTACAATAGCAATTACCGGATGACCTGCATTTGTAGAAAGAAGTGACATTCTCATGCGCTCCGGTACAACTTCTGCGCCGCTTACGAGGTTGTTAGTGTCGTCATATACACTTGATAAAGCACTTGCAAGGTAAGGGTCGTCTTCTGATTGAATACGCTCGATTTCAAGCATTTCCTCTTCACCAACTGTCATTCCCTCGCGGAAAAATGCCATCTGTGTTTTTTCCTTACTTAATCCGCCTCTAGCTCTAAGAGTTGGGATTGTGTCAAAATTAGATGGCGCAAGTGAAACCGGCAAACCCTTGTGTGTCTTAATCCAACTTAAATCAAGTCCCTGCTTCTTTCTTTCTGGAAACCACTGTAAACCAAGATAAGGTATCTGATTACTAGCGTTTTCTGTTGCCGATAATGCGATAGACTTACTGTCTAATACTTCATTAATTAACATCTATTTACCTCCTGTTATTATTCAAATACAATCATTGGAAGAGCTGTCTTAACTTCTGCGTCATATGTAACGCCGGAATGCGCTTCTGCTACTTTCGTGTTAAGATATGCTTTCTTAAGCAGCACTCCTTGTGGCCTGTCCTCTGTTACATCAAATCTCAAAATACCCACTACCGTAGCCGTATTGTCAGCCTTGCCATTTGCTCCGATTGGAGTACCTGCTTTGACAATCTTCTTGCCCTGTGCGTTTTTAGTTGTCACGCCATCAAAATCAAGTGTTAATGGGATTGCTTCATTAGGCTCTCTCTTTAAAATCTGAACATCTCCTGCGTATAAAGTCTTTTCATACTGCATATTCATTTCCTTTGCCATTTCTTACCTCCTGTTATTGCTGAATGTAATGTGATAAAACGTCATTGTTCTTAGGTGCGTTAGATATAAGGCTTTCTGCTATCTTTTCAGCATTTGTCTTATTATCTGTACCGGCTTTATCGCCGCCAGTCGTGCCACCTCCCGGATTCGTACTGCCTTTTGCAATCTCCTGCTCCTTGGCTTGTGCTGCCGCGGTCTCTTTTTCAGAGATAATCTTTCCAAGAACGTCATAATCAAAACTGCCATCGTCTTTTACGATTTGTGCTGCTTGCTCTGCGGTAACATTAAATTTAGATGCGGCATTGGCTCTCTGCGTGGCTATTGCCTGCGCTTTTTCAAGTTCCGCGATTCTCGCATTGGCTTTTTCAAGGTTCTTATTTGCCTGCTCGACTTCCGTGAGCTTTCCCTGTTCGATATCATCGAGTTGCTTCTGCAACTCTTCAGCTTTGTCAGCCTTTGCCTTGTACTCGTCAACCTTTGCTTTGGCTTTCTGTACGGAACTTCCGTAATCTGCCATGATCTTGTCCGCGTTTTCCTCGCTTAATCCCATAGCAATCAGATCTTCTCTTTTCATCCATTACCTCCGATATGTCATACGAATTTTTATACGGTGCAACGACACCGAACGACATTGTTGATTTTTACGCTCACAACTTTGCGAATTTTTATAAAATAAAAACAGCCACCAATTACTCGGTGACCGTTTTATCTTTGTTTGTCTGGCTCTGCGTGCCATCTGTATTCATTTTATTTATCAATTCTTGTGCTTTCTGTTCCTGTGCTTCTACATCATCAATCGTTTTCCACAGATTATCCAAGTATGGCTTTGACAACAGGAATGTCTTTTCTGCATCTCCCCAAAGTCCGACAGATTTAATTGCTACAAGTGGATGAATACCAGCTTGTAAAAGCTGATATAGGGTCTGCGACTTGGTATACATATTGTCTTGTGGGCTATGGTTGATCTGAACATCAAAGTCACGCAAACTCAATCCTAAATCGTGATCTTGTATACGAATCACATTCAAAACAACTTTCGCAAGTCTTTTTTCAGCCGACTTTACAATTGGGTCTTTTAGTTTGGCTCTCGACTTCGAGAAATCCCATCCGTTTCTTAGCTCAACCGCTCCCTGTGTATCTCCACCGGAATTATTGTTGTTCTTATTCGGTATGGCAAGAATGGACTGTGCATTATCCCACAAATCATCCTTTGCGACTTGGCACTCTGTCTGGTTCAACTCCTGCGTCATAATGTCAACATCCGATTTATTCTGCTCATTATTGGATTTTACGGTCAGCGCATGGGAAATCTTCATTTCTTCAAAGGTTTTCGGGTCGATTTCGCAATTTACAAACTTTATCCAAAACTGAACAAACTGCTCAACGCCATCCATTCGGTTTGACTGCATTGTATTGATTGCATCTAATAGTCCGATCACAAGCTCAATATCAGAAATGCGCTCATGGTTATTTGGAAACTCAACAATCGGGATTCCGCCAAAACCATGCAGTTTCCAATCTCGAACCTCTCCGTTCACAATCTTGCATTCGTAAGAGTCCGTGTAGCAGAGTTTATACATCTGTCCATCGGCGTCCTTAAGCTCTTGGATTGCTAAAAGTGGTTCTTCTGTGGAACGACTATAGATAACAAAAGTGTTCATTGGTGTTGGTGCAACAATTCTAAATGGTATATCTCCATTTTTTGTAATCTGTACCGCCTTAAATGACGTTCCGGTTGCTGATTGCCACTCCCCTGCCTTAATGTCCTTTTCCTGCTTATTGGCATCGGTCAGATAATCGTTAAATTCATCAACCGCATTGTTTATCCGATCATCATCTTTCCTGCTTATAAGCTGAATTGGCTCACCGTAAGTCTGACCAACCTTGAATTGAACAATCTCATAGGCATGGTTTTCAGACACCTTATTGGTTATATCCGCATTCTGTACCTTTGTTCGGTACAATACAGGCTGATCGCCCTTGTAGTAGTTCCACAGATAACGAATGATCGTCTTGTTGAAATAAAATGCACCAATGCAGTTTCCGACAACACTTACGATATTGTCTGCCGTAATCTGTTCTACGTTAGCATATGCAATTTTTCTTCCATATCTGCCTTTTACAAGGTCGTGAAAATACTGTGTATTCATATAAATAAAACTCCACTACTGCAAGCGCGTTTTGGTATTGGCTTCGTTTCAATCTTGCCTGTTGCCACGCGATAAATCACAATATGATTGCATTTTTTACATTTGCACGGATGATCTATCGTAGATCTCCCATCGTAATGCCCGGCAATTCTTCCGCAATCCGGGCAATATATAGTTACTTTTTTCATGGCAACCTCTTTCTTGTAAATAAAAAACACCGCCATTTCTGACAGTGTCTTTTACGGATTATATGCTTTTGGGGTTGTAGGATTTTGTTTTTTCTACTCTTTTAGTATACCATGCAAGTTTTAGGAAATGTTGTGAAAGAGTGTGAACTATTGTGCACTTTTATGCACTCTTTCCAAGATAAATCCCGCCGAATTTCTTCTCAAACTCCCGAATAGCCTTCTTTCGGAGGTTCATGATATTTCTGTAGGAATATCCCATTTCTACAGAAATTAAATTCCAGTCCTTATTATCAACATAGTGCGCATACAGGACAATATACACATCTGTATTTTCCATACTGTCAATCTGCCCGATAATAACCCGGCGTTTATCCACGAATTCGCACACAAGTTCTTTTATCTCGTTCTGCAGGTCTGCAATTTTAGCAACAGCACTTCCCATTTTGTCCGGATCTCCGGAAGACTGCACATCAACCTCTTTGGGAGATACGGAAATGGAAGTTGCCATATTGGAAAGTTTTTGAATTTCAGACATTTTGTTTTTGATAACATGATCACATCTATTTATTTGTGAAAGATATTTGTCCGTTGTCATATCCTAATACCTCCTAAATGGGTTTACTGCCGCTTCTACCTTTGCTGTATTGTTTGGGTTATCTATAAACATTTCAAGCTGAGTTAAACCGTCTGCTGCATCGTCGTGTTCATTACCGCCAATACTTACAAACATAGAGAGTTCATCCATAGCCGCTTGATATTCGTCATTTCTATAATATCTTGTTACTCCAAGATCTGAATCTTTCTTCATTTGTTCCTGCGTCGGTCGGTGCATATCAAGAAATATGAATTTTCTCTTAACATCACCGGAATATGCTATGATCTTCGATAACTTCTCAACCTTATTTGGTGCTTTTCTACTTGTACATGAGCATTTATAGTCCTGTTCCTGCAACTTTTCATCTACATATTGGCAATACAGATCTCCTCCGGTATTTCCCTCAAATCTTGTCTGCCTAATCTCATTCCCGATAATTCGTCCAACAACAAGAGGGATTGTTACCTCTTTCGGGCCTTTGTTGAATACCCAATCGTAAATATAAACATCACCGTTTTCATATTCTGCTCCAATCGGCATTGACAAGCTATCGCCACCGCCCCAGGCAACATCCACAACTCCGATGCGTCGGAAATCTCCGTCCGGTAGGATTCCGTTAAATAGTCTCAAATCCGTATAAAGCAATCCTTCGCGGACATATGGTTGCTGCATAAACTTAGCCATCCATTCGGCATTGTCAAGCTTATCTCGCATATCCCGATAGTATTCCGTGGAAAATCCGTTGATTTCATACGCGAAATTGCTTTCATCATTTTCATTAAGTGCCGGAATCTTACGGAATCGGTATTGTGGGTCATGCTCATATTGCTTTCTCATGCGCTCCAATGGATCTAAAACATTCCAAAGGGTACCAACCATCAATTCCCTTGCACCATCATTTTTACGGTCAACCATCTTGTTTAGGTACTCTTGGTATGTGTTTTCCATTCGAGTAGGGCTTAATGAATGCTCTCGATCACGAACCAAGTCATCGACATATAAATATCCGTCTTTTGAAACATCGACCGCTCCTGTCCATGTTCCGTCAATACCGCGGCACGTTACGGTTGCAAATCTGTCTGGATCTCCAAGCGTAATCGTAAATTCGTCCGCGCTCTTGTCTGTCGGAAGTGTTGCGTTTGCATATTCCGGATGCCAATAAGCAAAAAGTTCCGCAAATGTATATTCTTCCGTGGTAAAAAGATTCATCAGTTCTTTGTAAAATCCTTTTGCCAAAATACCGGAGTGACCACCCATAGCACTATGGCTGTTCGGTCTGCGCAAAGCCACCCACGCAAGGAAGAAAATACAGATAGTCGATTTACCGACACGCGATGGCATTGACAATCCGTAAAATTTAATCTTCCGGTTTTCCAAATCTTCAAGATCTTGAGCGACTATATTCAGCGTCTTGCGGCGCGGATAATAAAACCGTTTACTCCAATTTCTTTTGCGCTCCATAAAGTAGATGAAGCTCTCGAAGCGATAAAAGCTCTCTAACCGCAAGACTTCATAGAACTGATCCACAAGTTTGTATCCGCCTTTAATGTCGTGATTCTGCGCATATCGTTCAAGTTCCCATATGCTACCACCCGCGTTTTTCTGCGTATATTCGTTGATTAAATCCTTTGTTCTTTCGGTTATAGTCAATCCGTAGTCAACGTCTTTTTCCGTCCGAATTGCCACATTGCACGCTTTCAAAAGGGCATCTATTACCTGTTCATCAACGCCTTTTCTCTGTATGTAATTTTCATATCCATTTACCGCATTGATTAACTGCTTTGAAGCCAAATAAAAAGCACCTCCGCAAAAGCAGAAGTGCCTTGACCTCTGCCTATAACTGTTTTAGGGTAGCGACTAACTCCATTTGTTAGCCGGTTGTCTTTTAATTGTAATATACCATTTTGTGGCACAATGGGCATTCACACTTGTAGTTATCGCCTTCCCTTTGATCTCCACAATATTCATATTCAGTCTTTTCCGCTTCAAAAACGGTTTTGCAATTCTTACACTCAAACTTTAAAGGTTTTCTTTCGTACCTAAGGCTGCCTTCTTTGATTATTTTCATTTCCAATGCACCTTGAACCCTTTCTTTTCATACTCCTCTACGGCTTTTTTAAGGCTCATATCGTCCTCATACTTTTCATTCAGCATAATCACCACATTACCTTTTTCGATGCCGTATATGTTGCAATTTGCAAGTTTCTTAGCCGTTCCAAGAATAGCTTTTGCTTGCTTGCGGCTCATTTCATAGGTTTTGGTTCCCATATTAACAGTCATTTTTCATAAACCTCTAATCATTCCTAGCAGCCCTGCACACACGAGTATTGCATCTCCTCGAATATCTAATATGCATTACAGAATCATGCACAAGGTCTGGCATATACCCTCTTTCTAAAATAGTTTTTGATATTCCTCTTGCTTGCTTGATGCTATTGAGTAATGGCATGTTTAAATCTTTTCTAAAGTGCTTAAAGTACGAAAAGAACCATTCTCTTTGTGCATATTTTATATTGTGCCTTATTCTGCTATCTAATTGCAGACAATGAAGCATTTCTTTAATTCTGATCATTTCTCATAAACTCCTCAAAATCTTCCATACATTTATAACACAAGTCGTATGTGGTATTTAAAATGCCATTCCTTGTAATGGAATTTCCACAAAGTATTCCTTTTTCAATTTCAGCACCGCACCTATCGCAAGTGCGCCATTCTTTTTGATGTTTCATATAAATCCCTCACTTATCACATTTGATTCCCGGAATGAATGTCCCTTTACCTACACAAGCATCTTCAAAAGTCGTAATTTCTATTGAACATCCGCAACTAACCGGGTCTAATGGACAATTTTCATGATTAATACATGTGCATAAAATTTCTTTTTCCTGCTTCATCATTCCACCGCCTTTCAAACTAACCCTAGCATACATAAAATATCAAGTCCTGATATTCTCTCCGCACCCTCTCTTGTGTGCATAAGAATATCTTTAAGTTTTTCATTTTCTGCATCGCTGTATTTATTTCTATCATACGCTTCCGAAAAACAATAATATTTGCAATATCCATAGCCTGTACCAAGCATGTTTCCGTGAATGCTCTTTCCGACAATATCGTAATATTTTGGTACTTTTAAAACGTTATGTTCTTCATCCATGGTACATTCCTTTTGCTCTGCTTCTAGTTTTGATTGAAGATATTTTAAAAAACTAACAATATCTTTTTCCGTTTTGGAAATATATAAAATAGTTTCTTTCATTCTTCCACCAACTTTCTTCCGCAGATAGGGCAAAAATTAATTTTTACGGCTCCTGCAACCTCTTTTCCATCGCTATTGTCGAAAATCATGTTATTTTCAGCTCCAAAAAGAACTAAATTTCCTTTACCATCAATGATTTTCTTTTTACCATCGCAAAATTCACACATATTATACCAACTTTCTACCGCACATAGGGCAATAATTGATTTTTATATATCCAAGACAACCGCTGTCTCCTGTGTCGATTAACACGCCAAATCCATTTTCGTCTTTGAAAATAAAATCTCCACCAGCGTATCTTTTTTCATAATATTCGTCATTATCCATTGCTATGTTTTTGCAAAAATCACACATATCACACCTCAATACCATATTCTTTGAAATAGTTTTCAATATCTTTAGGTATCTCAGCACCTAGTTCTTTTGCCCTTTTAAATGCTTTTATTTTTTCATTTGTAGGCATATTAACAGTTCTAAACCATTGGTCTATGTCAATATGTCTATGTTCTAAGCTATTATTAAAATCTGTACAATCATAAGCTCTTTTAATACATTTGTCTTGCGGATAAATAATATGTGTTTTTGTATCTCTGTAGGTTGTACAGTCTATCCCAGAACTATATTTTGCACATTTTTCTCTGTATTCACATATATCGCATTCGGTATTTTTCTCTTTATATTTTTTCGGTTTGTATTGTTCAAAATCTTTGCACTCATAGTCAGGTGATGTGTCATTCCCTTTTTGGCATTCATAAAACGGATATTCTTCTCCTGTTTCTTCATCAAAAATAAAATCTTCATCACAATATTTGCAAATTGAACAATCTTTCATATTACACCTCAATCATAGCAAAAATCGGAATCCTCGTGAGATTCCGTGTCTTTCGTGTACAACAAATGTAATTGAACTGACAAGATGCACTCGATCAAAGGCTACCAAACGCATAGGGATATTTTCGAGTGTCCTGTCTGAACTGCTTTTGTTGTACTTCCTACTCACAGCCTGTTTGTTGTGCGTTTCTTTTATAATCCACTTCGCATACTCCTGTTAAAGAATACGCAAGACCCCTCTGTCGTTGGGATTGCAGGAATCGAACCCGCGACAACCCGGATATAAGCCGTGTCTTCTGCCACTGAATTAAATCCCCATAACCGCCACAAGACGGTTAGCAATATGTTTTACGTGCTATGCCTTGCGCTATCCGGTTTACAGCATTTCACCGGCAACTCAATGTTACCATGCAAGCCTATTTCCATGGTTCTACTCCGAATTAAATTATTGCAGAGCAATAGACAAGCATCGTATTTCAGCCAAAACATAGACCGCCTGCAAGCAGACAGCATAATTTGACCGAGTAGGTGGGTGAGGATTTGAACCTCACATAATCGGATTCTGAAAAGGTGTTGTTGCTGATTACGGATGATTTTCCGCCTATCACTTGGCAACACTCTTACCGATCAGCTTCTTTGCTTGCATTTCGTTCTGCCACCACCTAACTTCTTAAGGGGAATTACATTTTCACAGCTCGGACACCGTGGGATAGATGCCCGAACCATGATTGACTGCTATATGGATTGCACGTCTGCAAATTACAAAGCAGATACCGCTCAACACCATATAGTCTTACGCCAAGATGCCGTCCTCTGCGACAAATACCACCGGACGGTCTCGCACCGTCCTTAACAGAATCGTCCTAGTGGCGAAAGGAGGAACCCAAATGCTTGAATCACTCAACCAAGGGTTCAAGTACATATGAAAAACATACGTGGCTACATGAAACGTCAGCATGCAACCAATTAGGCTACCGGGATTCGAACCCGGAATGCAGGAATCAAAATCCTGTGCCTTACCGCTTGGCGATAGCCCATCATTTCCAAATGACCATAATATTCATTGCAAAAATCGCGTATGAAAGCAAATACCCCATTGCGTTTGAATTGTCTTTTTGTTTTACCTGTCCTCTCATAAGTCCCAGTATTACGAGGGCATCTGCCGCTGTTGCGATTATCTTTAAAATCATATCAATATCCCCCATCCTCGAAGCTGTGTTCCTGTTTGAATCGTTCCATTTCATTTACGCTCATACCGAAAAGTCCGGCAGATTCATCAGAATTCGTATGTTTGAAGTATTCGCCCTGTTGTGGAAACATGAACCGGAACATAGCATAATTTGCAACGTCACACAGATATTCAAGATTTCCGGTCTCTTCAAACTTGGCAAGGCACATTTTCAAACTTTCGATTGCATCCACATTCCCTGTGGAGAAGTTCATTCTTGCCGGTCCGTATTTGTAATACGACTGTTCAATCAAACCTTTGCGTTTTTCATCAAAGGTTTCGGAATACTCGGTTTTCATCAACTCATTGCTGCATCTTGCCATTAAACATCACCTTCCGCTCTGTGGTTTGCCCTTTCAATGTCAAACCCTTCCGGATAACGTGCCTTAAGCTTGTCTACGTTCATTTGCATGATTTCATCCAAGCTCCAGCCGAAGGATTCGCAAAGCATTGCAAGATACCAACAAATATCTCCAGCTTCTTTCTTTGCGTGGTCAATATCAAGCTGTTTCTCGTGGAAAATCCACTTTTTAATCATGTCGTTGAACTCTCCAACCTCACCGGATAACCCAAGGCAAGCATTAAAGATACCGCCAAGGTCATAATCTTGCAACGCAGATGCGATATTGTTATTTTTGCAAAATTTAAGCAAATCGAATTTATCCGAAATTCTTTCTGTCGCTTTGCGATCATTTGTCCGCATTGCTAAAGCCTGATACTCATTCCCGGTCATATATCATTCTCCTGTCCGAAACACTTTTTTGTTTTTAAAAAATTTGTTGGAAATGTAGTTGCGAATCGCAACGTGAAAGTGAATTGTTATAAATTTATTATAGCCTATTTACGATGAAAGTCAATGGGTGTTGTAAGTGGCTTTTTATTTTTTGAGGTATTTAAGGGACTTAGTAGCCGCCCGGTGGTCTTTCTGTTAGACCCCCTCCCCCATCCTTTTCTTGCAAACATGGAAATCTAAAATATTTTCCGTTTCGTTTTGTTGTCATTGTGTGAAAATCAAATTGTTTTAATACAATTCATGTCATACCCTTGCAACTATTCGCAAAACCTAACTTTTCCGAATAGTTCACGAATAGTTGAAACGCTACAACCCTTGGTATTACTGAATTTGTAAATTGTAGAATAATCGCACACAATTCAAACCGTATTATTTGCCGCTGCATCCGTGAATTGTGTATCAATTACGTGCAATTCTTGGCTCTTTTTCTCGTCCAATCTTGGCAGCTCCTGCGCTGTGATTGCCCTTCTTTGAGTGGCATTATCGCCAATGCCGGGCTGATTCATTCCGAATTCATTGTTGCCCACGAACATAGTTCCCACAGGGCTATTGGAGTCATACGCTCTATCGAGTATGCAATCCTTGCGAGATCGTTGTAATTTTTGCCAAATCTTAAAAGCCAACGAACTTGATTCCTCCTCTTTCCATAGGTCAAGCGTTGTAGTAGGTATATTACAAAAATAACTAAATGCCACTGTACTTACCAACTTGCTATATACATTGGAGATATATATATAATAATCACAAAGCCTATACAATACCTCTCTGTCATATCTGTTACAGTTAGTCGGTATAGTTGCATTGCCAAGAGGTTTCAAACTCTTGTCTTTTAATACCGATGTATCTGGGAATAGATGCATACCAACATACTGCATTACAGCTTTCCACTGTCTCTGTCCAGCTTTCAGCAGATCTTCGATGTGAAATTCTATACATGCCTGATCTATTAAATCTTGTACAGTTGATGTGTATATTTGTACTGTACCTAGATCCACTATAAGGGTTGTAAGATCTACATTCTCTACACTCTTTACATCCTGCATATACTTTTCGCGCCTCCAATCCGTTTTATTTCTCTCTGCTTTTGGTATACACTATTTCCAGGTTTAAAGTCAAGCCTTATTTTTTTACGGTGGTATTATATACTTACGCCGCGCGCGTATGCGGATATACACTTACTATAAACCTATAGGCTTTAGATACAGTATATTATTATTAATTTAAAAGATTAAGAAAAAGATAGAGAAAGAGAAACATAGTTCTGAAAAAGCGACGTCAGACGATTGTGTCGTGTTATGTCAGACGATTGTCAGACGATTTTTCGCAAAAACTGATACTATTCTATCATTTTGGGACTTGTCAAAGGCCTGACACAACTAGCCTTGTTTATAAAAAATTAAGAAAAATTTTATAGTTTGTTTACGGTTTTTGGAGATTTTGTAAGATATTCCCGGACGCGTTGTTTATTTTGGACATGGCAAAAAGAAAAGGCAGCCGGAAAAGCTGCCCTTTGTTTGAAAATATTCAATTACGTTCTTATTGCTTCTGAACCAGCTCGTAAACCAATGCGTCAATACGTTTTTCCATTTCGTCAAACTCGCAAGTCTCATTTTCCTGAAACGCTGGCATTAACATATAATTTTCGAATTCTTTCGCTGTATCGTTCCATTCTCCACCGGTTGCAAAAGATAAATCCCCATTCTTCAATATTGCCAAGCTATCGACATTCATCTGCGATTCAACCAATTTTCTGACATATACGGAAATCGGCTCACCGCTTGGCAACTTATAATTATCGCCTGTAAATTTCCATTCACTTCTAATTTTTATGATCTTCTTAAACTCGTTTCTTTTCATGGCATGTTCTCCCTTCTTGGCTTTCGCCTTTGCTCTATTCCTTTGATCTGATTACATTATATTCTATTATTAGAATATTGTCAAACATATTTTTAATAATATTTAATCTTTTCTTCGTCGGTTGGTACAACTTCCACCAGATCGCCCGGTTGACACTTGCACATAATACATATTTTATTGAGTGTTTCTAGCGTGATACTTTTTCCGGCTTTAATGTTCTGCGCGGTTTGTGCCGGCAAAAGCCTTTCTTTCTGTATGCGTGTCTGATTATATCCATGCTCTTTTAATAATGTAAAAATGTCTGCTTTGTATTTTATCATTTGCTCTTCCTCCTTATATAAGAATAGTATCATTGCAGCGTTGCCATGTCAACAAAAATATTCTAATTTTTGAATAAAAAACTATTGACTTTATTCTAATATTAGAATATAATACAAGTATCAAATGAAGCACAGAAAGAAAGCGAGGAAAACAACATGACAAAATTTAAAATTGATAACAACAAAATTTATAGCACTTCTACACTTTGCGAAAAAACAGATATTTTTGAAATCGTGGAAAAAATCCCGGTTCGCTTTTTCGTCTGGAATATCGGCGAAAACATGGGAACGCATGAATATATTCCAGTTTGCGAAGATTTACACCCGGAAGATAAAGAAAATTACGAGATTAACACGGCAACACTTAAAGCCGTAAAAGTTGCACCGGATGAATGGAAAAAACTTGATAAAGCGGCATCATGGGGAGTTGGAAATCTTAAGCAAGCAGAAAAAGCATTAAAAAGCAAGCGCAAAGGCTATACAGCAGACAGAAAAAGAGCCGCCGCAGAACTTACAATTGAAATTTTCCGCAGAATTTGCGAATAGTCGAAACCGCCACTCCTGGCGGTTTGCAGGAACTGCCCCACCTGCACTGATGAGACAGGGCGCATAATGAAAGGATGGTTGATTTTATGGCTACAGTTAAATTACAAGGAATTTATGAAAGAAGAAACGCTATCCCGGCGGCAGAACTCAAGCCGGGAATGATTACAATTTGGAATTTTGGTTATACAGAGACAATAAAGAGCGTTGAGCCTACCAAGAGCGGAAAAAGCGTCAGATGTGTTATTGTTTGCGACAAAAGCGGGAAAGAATACACGCGAACAATGCGAAACGATAGACTTGTAGCGATCGCATAGGCAAGCGGCGGCGTTTACCGGGGTTCGATTCCCCGGCTTGCCATTACTCAAAAATGAGCAAATAAAAAGAAAGAGGTATAAGAAATGGAAGAAAGATATATTTTGCACACGGGAAAAGGTGTGCAGATCGTAACAGAATCGCAAGCAATTAACAACGCGCTAGATCAAGAAAAAAGCGGCGTTATTCCGCGTTACTCATTCCGGGATTATAAGACCGGGGAAAAACTTACACCGCCCGGATGGATTGTATGGTCAACTTTTGCGGACGGTTGCGGCGTTGTGTACCGCAGATCTGACGGAAAAATGATTATAACAACAGGATTCCAAGGGGATTTTGTTGTAATTTAAGGCGGTACTCTTCCGCCCTATTTCGCGTGTTTGGTGCATCCGTTCCGGTTCGATTCCGGGAGCGCGGACTACATGGAAATCGGTTTCCATGCGCAAATTGACAAATAAACACAACATGAGGAGGTGTGAAAGATGGGAAAATATGAATATATCGGCAAAAGGGAAATCATGCGCCGGGTGTCTGCTCTTGGCTATCCGGAAATATCTGGCAAAATGTGCGGCTATTCCAAGTTCGAGGGTGTGGAATGGGTGGAGTCTGCAAAAACCAAAATAACCGTCCAGCGTGGCGGCGATTGGTTGCAGATCACGCAAAAGCCGGAAAACATAACACACACTTACAGCCGATACGATGGGAAAAACTATCTTGACAAGTGGTAAAATGCGGTCTATGCTAGATTGTAACTATATCCGGGCAAGCGTCTTCTGGCGTTTGCCTGTGATCGGCAATACCATCAAATATCATCAATGAATTATCTATATATGGCATAACATATAGTGTATTTGTGTTATTTGCGGAATGCCGCAGATAATTGCACGTTTGTTACACGTTTTTGGAAATCCGTGAAAATGGAATCTCGACCCTAAAACGCTACCCCAGGGGGGGTACAAAAAAATTACGAAATATTTTTTGGGGCGCGGAAAAATTTTCTTTCATCAAAAACCCGCCAGTTAGGCGGGTTTTCTTATTTCTTCTCTTTCATTACAATTTCTAAATCAAGCCCCAATGCATCCGCAATCTGCCGCATTTCCTTTTCTGAAAAGTTGTCACGCTTCATTTTTGCTGATAGGTTCTGTTGAGTTGTCCCTATCTTTGTGGCTAACTCTTTAGCTGTCATTTCTTTTTCAACCAATGTTAATCTTAATAATTTGGTAAACATCATACGCCTCCTTTCTTATACAAGAAACAGAATACAACAAATAAAACAATAAATCAACTAAAATATTGTTGACAACAAATAAACTGTTGTTTATAATACAACTATGAGGTTGTTCAAAACAAACATAATGTTGTTTTTCAGAAAGGAGAATAAGCATGAACCAAATAGAACAAACCATCACTACTTTAGAGATTGCAGAAATGATGGGAATGCGTCACGACAGAGTTTTAAGAAAATTGGAAGGACAGGATGTAAGGGGCAAACATACCGAAGGAATCATTGAAATTTTGACTCACCACAATTTAGGTGCGAGTGATTATTTCATTCCATCTACCTACAAAGATGAATCCGGAAAAGAAAACAAGTGTTACAAAGTAACCAAGTTAGGATGTGATTTTCTTGCGAACAAATTCAACGGAGAAAAAGGTATCGTATTTACTGCCCGATACGTGAAACGTTTTGCCGACATGGAAGAAACTATAAAGCAATCACAGGCGGCATTGCCGAAAAAAGATGACCTATTTGCAGATTGTTACATTTCAAAACAGCAATTGGACGCATCACGCGGAGCGTGGTTCAGAAAAAATAATTGGAAATTAAAAATTATCATGGAACAGTTTGGGTGGACGAGAAAATTTTTATATCACAAGATTCTCGTGGAGCTATCTGACATTTACGACTTAGAACTTGAAGAAAAGTTCTATGTGCAGAGGTTTGGATATAGACCAGAGTACAAATTGGATTTGTTGGATGGCAGTAAAAGCCTTGCTAGACTTGCTACAGGATATATCAACTATTTATTAACAGAAGAAGGAGACTACTAAAATGGAAGAATTATTAAAAATTGCTTATGAAAACTTTTTAGACACAAACGATGTAAACAATTCAAAGAGTGTGAGAATTATCAATTCTGCTTGCTACAAGATGTATGATTCGGTTGACAGCCTTAAGGATGTGTTGAGTGAAAAACTGTATAACGACATTAGCGATAAGATAAGGGATGGTGTTTGCGACATTCAAGAAGCGGCTTTTATTGCAGGATTTGCGTGTTGCGCAAAGTTCCTTACGAATGGCAAAACAGACTTGTTACCAAACGAATAGAATTGAAAGGAGAATATTAAAATGGATGAATTTATTAAAATTGTATGTTCAAGTCAGCTTGACAATGAAACCGGAAATGCCTTTGTTGAATACTTCTCACCCTTAACAGATAAGCTAAAAGGTTTATTAAGTGAAAATTTATATTCAGAGTTCGAGGAACTGCTTTTTAGTTGCTGTGCAAAGAATAATGATTTTTACATGACGGAAGGTGCGAAACTCGCTATAGAAATAATGAAAGGTTCTTACATTCCGAAAGTCTGACACAATTCCGGCGGCGATTCAAACCGCCGGATTTATTTTTTCCCTAGCGCAACGAAATTTTCTTTCGTAAAAATCAAAGACCGCGCCGCATAATCACTTTTACTCAGCTCTTCTATCAGCTTTTCCCTAGTCATTTCCGGATTCGTCCGGTGCACGTACTGTAAGAGTTCCGAAATTTTATCCATTATGCAACCTCCATAAGTTCAATCAATAGTCTGTCTGCTATTTCAAACACTTCTCTTCCGTATGTGGCCAAGAAGTCTGATACAATTTCCTCTGTATCAATATCCATGTATACGTTATACGAAAGACAGAACGCATGACATAATTCGTGGCATAACACGCGGTCAAGGAATCTTCCGCGTAGATCATCCGCAAGATATATCGTTTTCGTGTCCCTGTCGGTCATGCCTACCGTTCTGCTTCCGTCACTTCTCTGTAGCATATCGCTGTAACGCGATACTTTGACCAAATTCCATATTTCATTATTTATCGTGAACAATTTACCACCTCGCAAACAAAGAGGGCAAAATGCCCTCTCTATTACATTTTCGTGACAAGCGTAGTCAGCTTTGTCTTGGTCAACTGCTTTTCTTCCGGGGACATACCGGAAAATAGTTCGGTCACATCTTCAGAAAGAGATTTCATGTACTTTTCGAGTTCTTTCATCTTTGCGTCCTTATCTTCCGGTGAATTTCCGTTATGCATTTCCTTTGTCTCCATGTAGCTTCTCCGGCTCATACCGGCTCTGCCCTCTCTTGCATCGTGAGTACCGGTACTCATGCCGTTATTTCCGCTCATAGGCTCTGAATAATACATCTTTCCCATACTCATTCTGTCAAGGTCTCTCATTCGCTCTGCATCCGACATATTTTCCCATTCCCGGTAATCTTCCGGCATCTGATGATAATATGGAGGTTCTACATATCCTCTGCGTGTTCCACGTCCTTTCGGTGCGAATCTGCCATTTGCATAGCGGTAATGGTCGTAAAATCTTCTGTCTGGATAATCCTCGTACTGTTCAAGCATACGCATAATATCCTCGTTATTTTCAGACTTTTTCATTGCTTCAACAATGTTATAGTCTTTGTCAAAGCATACGATGTTCTTTGCAATTTCCGTCCAATCCTTGAGATCATCAAGGTTTTGTCCTTCAAAATTCTCGATTCCGATTCCGTCAACGTGGGCTTTCACGCAATCCATAATCTGTTTCGCAAACTTATGCATAATATCAAGCCTCCCTTACTGCAATCAAATTACTGTTCTGAACCTCGATAGCCTGTGTGGACGTATTCTGCACGGCTACGGTACTGCAACAACCGCATGGCACATCAACATATGCTTGTGCTGATACATTAAAGAAATTCTCAACTGCCGCAGGGGTCACGATCATCTTTGTTGACTGCAAAGGCTCTCCATCAACCGCGATTGCAAGTGAAATCTCTCCAACTGTGCCGCCTGTCGGGATCTGAATGTTGCCGGAATAAGATACCAAAAATCTAGCTTTGCACTGATTTGTGATACCTCTTAACCTGATAATTCCGCTTCCCTGTCTGTGTACGATACATTTTGTTCCGTTCACTGCTGTTTCTGTGAATGCCACATCTTCTCCAGCGGCAACAGTTTGTAATGCAATTCCTGTTACTTCCATTATTTTTACCTCTCTTTCATAAAAATAAGGGCAAACATTACAGTCTGCCCTTTGATTATAAGTAATACTGCATAGCAGACATGATTGAGTTAAACTCAATTAAGATACTCAATTATTTAGTTTTAGCAGCCACATCCTGTGTTGCATCCGCATCCATATGCATAAGCATTTGGGTTAGGTACGACATACGCCGGGATAGCAGACGGATTTACTGCATTGATAATCTGCTGTGTCTGAGCTGCCATCTGAGTTGTAAGTAATGCACTCTGACGATCCTGTGAAGCCGCTCTGCGAAGGTCATTATTTTCTGCCTGTAAGGAAGAAATTTTCTCATTGCAGAGATAATCAAGAATAGCGCGCGTTCCTGCATTCTGACTGTCGATAATGTCTCTCGTGTTGCTGTTCATGGTGTTCTGCAACGCGCAAGTGTTAGTTGCCATGTTGTAGTTTACACCTTGGATAGCTTCTCTTGTTTCGCAGCAACAGTTAGCAAGCTGTGACTGTAATGCGTTTGTATTCTGCATGTTAGCAACTGTATCAGCATTGATAGCCTGCTGAATGCCGAACCCGGTCTGCAAAATGTTTGTGTTGATGCCGTTCATGCCGGTTTGCACTGCATAGAATCCGTCACAAAGTCCGTTTGTAATTCCGTCAAGTTTTGACACAACCGCCTGATTATCAAATCCGCGCTGGATTTCGCTTCCGACACCACCATTCATTCCGTTTCCTCCGAATCCGTTACCGAATCCACCCCATCCGAAGATGGCAAAGATAACGATAATGAACCATAACCATGAGCCTTCTGCGCCCCATCCATTGTTATTTCCGTTTCCGTCAATGTTCGCTACAAGCGGAACGGATGCACAATTACCTGTGTTAAACATAGAATTTACCTCCATAATTCATTTTTATATACATAATCTTGCAAGAATTAGTATCACATTCCTAATTGGCTTTTAAACGACTCAAAAGCCTTATCTGCGTCAATTCCCTTTTCTTTGCACAAATTCCTAGCCATCTGCTCGATGCCCTTGGAATCTCCTTTTTGTGCCATCTGCATAGCATTTCTAGCCATGGGGTTGCTCATTACGCTGTTATTCCCCATCATTTGTTGTAAAAACTGCTGTGGGTTTTTCATTCCCTGTAACATCTGCATAGGATTCATTAAGACTCACTCTCCTTTTGTGTTCTTGAAGATTTTCTTTGCGTTTGTGAAGATAGCTTATCTTCCAACTCTTCCATCTTTCCAAACAAGCAATCCAATTTGTCAGTAATAGCCTTTGTCGCATCATCAGATAGCCCTATTTCAATTCTTTTATCATCACTCGAAGAATCTGCCATCTGCTCATTAAAAGGCTTGTAAACGGTCTTTCTGATTGTTCCGTTGGCATCCCATTGTTTTGCTACGATTGCGCTCATGTCCTGCATCGGAAAAAACGCAACGCTTCCATCCATAGGTACATCATTCGCCATGATCGCTGATTCCGACTGCACTACTTTTCCTTGGATTCCAAGAAACTGCGGTTGCATCTGCGGAATCTGTGGCTCTGGTTGTTGAAATCTCTGCATTGGGTTGTATTGATAAGCGGCATAGCTTGGGTTTGGGTTAAATGCCATATTCTGATTTTGCATCTGATACATTCTCTTCCTCCAACACTTCCTTGATTGCGTGAATCATTGCTGACTGATACACAAGCGGAACCTTTGACACATCTTCTCTTGTTAAGATTTTTTCAAGAATTTCATCTGTAAATAACATTCCGCATCCCTCCTATGCTTATATTTTTGCATAAAAAAATACGGTTCTTCCGCAAAAAATAAGCAGAAAAACCGCATAAAAAAAGAACGCCAAAAGCGTTCCAAGTCTACCATTTTCAGAAAAGAATCTAAAGCACTTGCGCAGACTCCTTTCTTTTGTGTTCAGTTTTTGAGTACCATTTTGAGTACCAATTTTTTTAAGACGCCGCAAACACAGTGTTTATGCGACTTTTAAAACAGTCCGTACGGGAATCGAACCCTAAAGTAATTGCCTTGAAATGGCTTAAAATAGCCATTCTTTCAATTTTTCTTTGAGTACCTTTGAGTACTAGGGACTCATAATGCTTCGATTAAGTCAAGTTCCTGTCTCTTTTCCTCAATTCCTGTGCGGTCAAAATAATAATGATCTTTTGTGCAACTAATGTCTGTATGCCCCATAGTATCAAGGATTGTGGACTCTTTCACTTTTCCGTCAAGAAGAATACTTCCGTATGTCTTTCGGATTTTGTGCGGCGATTTCACTTTCATTCTCAGTTCATGTTCACAGATATACCGCAAACGTTCACGAAAGTTGTAGGATTTCAACCGTTCTCCGTCTCTCTCAAATAGATATTTCCCGAAGGGATTTCTCTTTCGTACTTCATCAAGAATCCATTTGTACTTGTCTGGTAATATGGCGAATCGCAATCCGGCTTCTGATTTTGGAAAATCTTTAACCTCATAGTGAAAGCCATCATCATCACGATAGCGTGTTTCTGTAGAATTGATTGCAACCGTGTAGTTTTCAACATCTTTCCGCTTTAATGCCGACAATTCCCCGACACGGACTCCTGTCTTAAACATGAATAGCAATCCAAGGTTCACAATATCCAAGTGATTCCTTAAGTACATCTCCATGCGTTCCTTTTCATCCGGCATATATACTTGGTCTTTTGCCTGTCGGACTACGTGCTTAAACGCTTTTGGTGATATATCCATGTCTTTCAGCGTGTATGTAATGGAAAACTTAACATACTTCTTCCGTTTGGCATACTTGAAAATTCCATAGATTAGCGTCCGGAAATTTGAGAATGCCTTGGAAGTCATATCGAAATCATGGATGCTGTTTCGTATAAACGTTTCAAGTTCACATTCGTCTACACTTTTGATTCTCTTATCCTTGATGCCGTCAAAGTATCTCTGAAAGTCCATTAAGTATCTGTCATAGGTTGCCCTGCTAATTTCTTCAAGTTCTAGCTTTTGTGAAATCCAACGGTTGAAGATTTCCACTACTGTAGGGTCATCTTCCCTCTCTTTCCAATAATCAATAATCTTCTGCTCGACCGCTTCTCTGCGCTTTGCCTTGATTTTACGTCTGCCTTTTACTTCATCCGGCAGATATGAGTACCAGTTCTCATCCTTTCCTTGATAGATTTTATAAGGGTTTTTGTTGAGTAATTTTTCTCTCTTTTGCATAGTGACTTGTTTCTGCACAAGTGCTATGTCGAGAATACCACTATCAACGGCATATTTCAACAGTTCTTTTTCATCCAATCAAATACCCCCGTTCTTTCTATTTTATCCTTTATATCTCTCACTCTGTACTCTATCGTTCTTAGTGATAGATTTTCTTTTGTGGATATTTGCTTTTGTGAAAAACCACGGCAGAGAAGAGAGAAAATCCTCTCCTCTTCTTCCGTGAAATTGGCATTTTCTTTGATTTGTTCAAGTTCTGGCTTAATGAATTTTGTAAATTTCATAAGCCATTTCTCCTTATTTTATTGGTTGATATTTATATGTTTTCAATATTAAAAACATAAGAATAATTGATAAAATCTATAAAACTATTGTTGACTCCATATTTCCTTATCAAGAATATATTGTCTGATAAATCTATCTGCGTACTGTGGGTGTATCATTGACCTTGCTGTTTTTTATCTATACCCAAGGGGTTTTTATTTGTAATATATTGTATTGGCGGCATACTTTCTACTTGTTCCAACGGTTCAAAAACAAGATTGTTTTTAGGATTTAATCCAATAAACCAATACTGAGTGGGCTTCTTGTAATAATCCCCATTCTGTGTCCTATCCCTGTCAATTACACTTGGCTTCAAGCACCAGAAGTTTGTAAGGTAATGTAATCCACTTGTATTCAATGGATTTTCAATTACAATTTGCAAATGACCTCGCTGACAAATTATCACTAATTTATTCAGCTTTTCATAAAACAAATCAAGTTCCTTATGCCGTTTCATTGCCAATTCACATTTTTGCTCAATAGTGTAATTCCTGTACTGATAAGCCGTGCAAGCTAGATGCCTCAATCCCTGGTCTGAAAAATAAGTGCAAGGGAAAAATGCAAATATCAAATCATCAGGGCTTATCTTATCAAACAAACTCGGCTCACCTTGATACCCCCTATCAATTTCTTCGAAAAGGTCAGTAACATAGTCGGTCTCGCCAAATTCATTCTGAATATCATAGTCGTAGGCTTCAATTCCATACTTCTTGAAAGCGTTCTTGAATGTTCCTGACTGTTCAAATAAACAATGTACTATCATTTTAAATCTACCAAAAGGAAACCTCGGTTTTATGTGCGCACAACCTATTCCTTTCTTTGATTTTTAGTTAGTTATCTTCTTTTCTCTTAAAATCCTCACAAGGTACATCAAGCAAGCAACCGCATTTTTCGGTTTCCATTCCTCCCCAATATGTCTTGTATCTGTAAGAGTTTTCGCATTTAAAGCAGAAATCCTTGCCATTGTTCAATTTGCAACTTGTCTTTTTATCTTCCAGCTTTTTCCCGATACTCTCGTTTATCCTTTTGAGTTCCTCGACCTTTTTCTGCAATTCCTCAAGATCTTCCATGAGTTTGTTGTATTTCTTTTTGCTTAAAATCTTCACTCTGAACCACTCCTTTCAGTTCAAACTTAAATAACACATAATTCCACAATCCGGCATAATCTCTGTATTCATATCTCCCCTGTTCGGGTCTAATTCATCAAGATATACCGGACCGTTTTTGTCTTTCAACATGGAGTGTCCGACTTCTCTTTCCAACTTCGCCCGACTTTCAAAGACTTCCGGAAAATCCTTTCTGATATGGTTCCAATAACCCATTCCGCCTTTTACACAGCCGACACAGTTATTGTTTGCATATCCAAGTTCGTACATCTTTGGTCGGGCAAAATCAAAAGTCCGTTCAAACAATCCGTGTACCTCTTCTTTTGACAATCCTCTGTCAATCAATGGAAATTCATGTTGCGCCTGTGGATTAGCTTCAATGGTTCTTTCGGCTCTTTCAGTTTCCTTAAGGTCAAAGCCCCACACATAAGTAATCTCGTAATCCGTGTGCCTGGATTCCCATTCTTTACGGATACGCTTTTCAGCCAATTAGTACATGGCGCAAATCCGTTAGACGGATTTTTATAACCACCAAACGTCCTTACGCAATCTTCTACATTTCGATATTCCGTTGATCGTAGCACTGTGATTTTCTTTCCGATTGCTTTTTCGCAATCTTCAATAAATCTCATGCTGTCTGGATGTTGGTCTGCAATGTCAATGTAAATCCATTCGTCTACATCTACAGCAAGATATCCTGCCATAAAACTTGATATTCCTGCGCTTATCCAACATACCTTTAGTTTCTTTTTTGTCATAACACCACGCTACAAATCCATGTATCGTGGATAAGGAATATAGGCTTCCCATGCTGACGGTCTGAAACTCACATAAGTCAAATATTCTATATGTGCGCTACTTCAAATTCCACCTTATCGAATCATCAACGCTACTATTATTCCCTTTATGCAAAATCTTTGACACCTTTAAGTTGCAACCTCGGTTTACCGAGGATTCGTTATTCCTTTCTTTCTAAAACTTCACTTAAATATTTGTTATATGCTGCAATCATTCCATCTGTCCATGCGCCACATTTTTCATCCGGAAGTTCCCGAAGTGGACACCAGTCCGGTTTCTCTCCATCTGGTAAAAGTTTTCCTGTCGCACAGCACAGATATTCGTCATCATTATCTGTCTCATAGCACAATGTGCATTTCTGGCACACCTGTTCCGGCATGTCCATAACCAATACTGCTTTAGCCATACAATCACCCTTTCCTTTTATTCTTAGGCTTAAACTTAAAAACATCATTCTTCTGACGGCTTACCATGCTACGATAGCCGTTCATTTTACTAGCTTTGCTCTTACTCATACCTCACACTCCTTCCGGCTTCTCGCATCGTTCAAATTCAATCACCCACACCCACGGATTTGCATCCCATCCGTAGAAGTCAAGGTCGGATTTCTTAATAGTCGAGTTCCAAAGTTTTTCCCATTCCATCATCACTTCATCACATTGACTGCATTGTTCCTCTGTCCCATAACAGCACTGCGAACCGCTTGCTCCGTATGTATTAAGACAATCCCAACAATCAGGATAAGCTCCCTCTTTTATCACATCAACCGGCTTCATCTCCTGCAGCCGCTCTACTCTCACATTCATAACCTTAAGCCAGATACGCGCTGCTTCTTTCGGCATATGGATGGATGGGTGCCATATATGACTATCATTTTTAAAGCCACTTTCTGCTACTTCGTCCGCTCTAAAAACATACTGTTCATTTGAATTTAAAGCAATTGGATACCCCCAAGTTTCGCGGACATAGAGGATGTCACCCGGACAAATAGGACAAGTTCTTTCTGCTATGCTTAACTGCTCCGTATGCTCCTTATCAGCAAAGTTATGTACTGCATAAGTCCGCCTGTCAGCATTGTAAAATTCCATATCCGGCACAGTACACTCATTGGCATCTTTGCAAATTCGCCTTGTGCAAGTCTTCCTTCCGTCCAGAATTGCCCTCACCATTTCGGTACTAATTTGTTTGTTGAATAAAATCGATTTAATTGGCATCTACACCACCTCATCTTCCCATTATGTCAGGGGATTTCTCCCATGAATTTCTAAACGCTTTTGTTCGAAGTTCTTTATTTTCTGCCCTTAACGCTTTATTTTCTGTCAAAATCTTCTGCAATTTGCAATCCTTTTTATGCTCACATCTTGTGTCCGCAGAATACTCGGTACACATTCTACATAATTCTATGCTTGTCACTTTACTCCACCGCCTTTCACAATCTGGATTGCTTTGCCAAATGCTTCAAATCTTCCCTGGCTTCTCCCATCATCGTAGATCTGTTCGCCGTCTCCGCATCCGTCCTCGTCGCAATCATCTGGTCTGTCCTGCTCTGCTTTCTTCAATTTTCCCAACTGTTCCAGAACCTTGTCTACATCATAAGCCGTCGGATATTCTTCTAGTAAATACAATACTGCATTTGTATTTACTAAAGTTCCATTGCTTAAAGTAACCGATTTTAAATCTTTCTTTAGTGCATCTGCATCAATCAGTCCCATCGTTTTTTATCTCCTCTTTTCAAATAATCAAAAATCTCATGTCCAATCATCGCTACAACTGACAGAATGCAAAAAAGTTTAACTCCAAATTCTGTCAGAATATCTAACCTAATGGCTATAAGTATTAGTAGAAAGAAATTTATGTACGATTGGAACATCATTCTTCATCACTCCAATCAAACTTGCAACCGCACTTACTACAGTAATTTGGTGCATTGTTGTTATTCATTATTCCTATATCGTGACTTACTTTGATTGTGTTTCCGCATTCACAATGGAATACAGAAAGAGTATCACTTAGGTTATGGTTAAATATAGGTTTCTTGGTATGTTTGCTATCGCATCTGCAACAAGGCTCATTATTTCTTGAATTGCTGTTGTTCTGGCAGTTACAAGTGTGCGCCTTTTCTTTTGTCGCTAAGTCAAGATAATATTTCAAATCTTTTATCAAACTGATAGTTCCGTAGAGTTGTTTTTCTTCAAGCATTTCAACAACTTCCGATATTCTTCTATCAAAGTCTCGCTCGCTTACGCTTTTAAGAAATTTATCCATTCTCTCCACCTCTCATTTCTTTCAGCTTGGCTTCGGCTTCCTCTTGTGATAAAAACCAGGTTTCCTTGTACATTTTTTCTGACAGGATTCGGTCTGTTGCATATTCTCGATCCTTATCACACTCCATGTACCATCCTTTTTCTGTAAAAGTAATCAAGGCTACTTTCTGATGATAAACTTTGTTGTTCTCCGGGTGCAGACTTAAAATATTTAATTCATAATTGATTTTGCTAGGAATTATATATACATCTGAGCCAATTCCACACGGCAACCGCAGAAGTAATCCCTGCTCCTCTGCATCCTCGTAATCCGCTAACTTCTCCATTGCGCAATAACCTTCTTCGCAGTTGGAATAATATGAATTAGGCTTTTCGCCATAGCACGAATACAAGGTTTTTAAGGATTCTTTCTCGTAATTCTCTTTTACTAAGATTCCATCCGCTGTCCGCTCTGTTAATCTCTCCATGTTTATTCCTCACTTTCTGCCAGCTTCGCGAATTTCCAACTTGCAATATCTGATTCACCTTCTGCGCTCCATGATGTTGCTCCATGATACCAAGTGAACACCGTGCCGTTTTCATACATTGCAAAATATCCCCGATTCCACTCGCCGCTTTTTACGTCTTTCACAAGAATCGGCGTATCGACCGCTACCTTGCTCCAATCAACAGGCGGCTCAACATATTCTGAATCTAACCATTCCAGCATTTTATGTTTACATGAATAATTAGAAATATAGAATCCGCACTCTGAACATCTCATCTCTGCGCATGGAACAGGCTCGCCATCTTTGAGTGCAAGTTTACTTACTGTAATATCAATGATTTTATCCGCATATTTTTCTTTATTCGTCATATTAAACCTCCAAGTCACACACGAACTTAATCTCATTCGCCAAACTCTGCGCTATCATCGGCACAGTCAACTGAAACTGCTTGTAATTAGCCAATGTGTCGATGTAGTCAATAAACTTGTCCGTGAACTGCTGTAACTGCTTCACAGACAGCTTAAATTCCTTTTTCAGAATCGTAAGCGTGAGCGCGAAATAGTTAAACAATGACGCGCTGGAAAGTCTGTAGGCTTCACGCTCGATACAAAATCCTTTCTTGGCATATAAGACCATTAACTGCCGCTGCGGAATCTGTTCAACTTCTGTCTTGGTATCAATGTCGTATTTGTCTTTCAGGTAAACAGCCAAGTCCTTTCCGTTCTTCCCGCCGCATGATGCTTCATCCAAGTAAGATTTCAAAAAATCCTGTAACCGGATGATTCTTGTCTGTCCGAATCCGAATTTGTCATGCAGAATTATGTACCCAATCACGACAAAATCTTTGTACGATTTTGATATAACCTTATCAGCATTTCTCTTTTCAAAATCATTTCGCCCGATAATCCGCATTTCCTGTTTTGTGTAAAATGTCGGCTTTTTCTTCCGTCTCAACGCATTGCTCATTTCTTTGATTTCTCCTTTCTGTATGTGATTTCCAACCATGCAAAATGACTCAATACAAGCTGTCTTGCACGCTCTTCAATCTCCATGCCTTTGTATTTGTCTATCAATGATTCTCCGGATTTTACAACTTCATCCCACCAAGAATCAGCGTTGTCCGGTGAATAGTATTTCTGAATGAATTGCCAATAATCCATAAATACTTGCCATTCTTCCGAACCCTTTTCAATCTTTGCACTTGCCATAGCCACTACCTCTAAAACGGACAATCGCCATTGTATGGCTTGAATCCGTCCCCACGTTCTTTCTTTTTGATTTCCGCAACAACATCATCAAACGGCTTGCTGATTTCAACGAATTTCATGTGATCTCCATCAAACTCCATTGCTTCACGCATTGTCATTCCCTGTCTGTTCTTCTCGATTTTTACACCCTTGGCTCCCTTGTCATTGTCTGACAGATTCCACAGCATAATTATGTTTGACGCATCCTGTTCGATTGCTCCTGATTCCCTCAACTCTGCCATGGTAGGTTCTTTTGTGTCTCTGCTTTCGGAAGCTCTTGTTATCTGCGAAAGTGCTATTACATGCGTATTTAAGTCTCTTGCAACCGATTTTAAACCTCTTGAAATTGATGCTACTTCTTCATTTCTTCCGGAATATCTGTTATCCGGCATAAGCAATTGCAGATAGTCAACAACGATAACGTCAAAGTTTTGGTGTCTGCATTCTGACTTTATTTCTCTCGGAGATACGGTTCCGGATGCAATCCATAATTGATAATCACTCATTTCTTCATTTGCTTGGTTAAATTTTTCCTGTTCATCACCAAGAAACGCTTTTGCCCTTCTGATTCTCGTTAAGCCGATTCCCGTAAGCCTTGAAATAAATCGCTCATACACCTGTTTGTCAATCATCTCCAAATTGAAATATGCGACCTTAAGTCCATTTTTTGCCATATTCCCAATAATCTGCGTTGTGAGTGCGGATTTTCCAACTGCCGGTCTTGCAGCAATTACTGTTACATCACCGCGTTCAAGATCTCCAAGCGCATCATCAAGTTGCGATAACCCGATTTTTATGCCACCCTCTCCAACACTTTCGTTGAAATATTTGTCTTTATTCTCAACTGAAATCTGCTTAATTGGTTTTAGCTTTACTTCCCTTCCCTCTTGCAAATGTTCAAGTCTTGTAAGAAGATCGCTGATTGTATCATCAATGTCACATGGTTTTAAACTGGATTTCTGATACATGTCACGAACCGTTCTTGCTTTGTATTCTTTCGTAACCGCATCGGCATAGCTTTTAACCATAGTTGAAGTGATTGTTCCGGTAATACAGGATTTCATCAATTCGCTAATCTGTTCCTGGGTGTATTTGTGGTTCTCAAGTGCCATCGATAAAGACATTGGGTCAATACTTTCATTTCGGTCATACATGGCAAGCATTTCCTTGTATGCGTCCTGCGCGAAATCAGAACTAAACATTTCCGGTTTCAGCGTTCGCCAAATGCTATTTAGCACATCATTGTCAATCAATACGCACCCGATCACTCCGAACTCTGCTTCTGTCAACTACAATCACCTCGTTTTTCCGCAATCTGCAACCAATAGTCGGAATCATTTTTCAACCAATCAACATATTTTGGAATGTACCGAAAATCCGTATCGTCTGGATTCTTTTCTTGATAGTCACTCAAATATGCTTCTGTGGCTTTGTATAACAGCCGTGCAATGTCCGGTTGGTTCTCTTCGATAACTTCTAGCACTTTATCCATCCAAGCTGTTTTAGAGGTACTATACGCTGTTTTCTTGGGGTATATATTAAAAGTCTTTTTCCATGCATCGTCAAAATCAAAAAAATCTCCGGAATCGGTCGACGGCGAATTTTCTTTTATATTTTCTTTATCTCTATCTTCTTCTTTTTCTTCTTCTTTATCTGAAACAGCGACGTCAGACGATTTATCGGGCGATTTTTGTTCAATTAGATTTTTCTGTTTCTTTCTGCGATTCTGCTGATATAGCCTGTCACGTTCCTTTTTCTTCTCATAAGCATCAAGTGTCTGGTGCTTATTCCAATTCGGAATCGTTATCACGCTGTCAACAACTTCAATCATTCCAAACTCTTCAAAGGTCTTAAGCGCAAGCCTTACCGTGTTTAAATCTCTGCGAAAAATGGTGGCAAGCATTTCATCCGTGAACGGTAATTTGTTGCTCATCATAAACACACCGTTGTTATTCTGTTTTCCAGCAAGAATGAGAAGTTTGAACCAAATCGTAATGATGCTATCCGCACTCGGCATACTCTCAATCAGCAGAATCTTTTCATCATCAAAGACATCTGTTGTGATCTTAATCCACTTGACTTCTGCCATTTAATCACTCTCCTCATATGTATTTTCAGAAATCAAAGCCATAAACTTCTCATACTGTTTTTCAGAAACTTTGTTGCCCTGTTTCTCCGGCTTCAAACGGATTTCAAGGTGCTTTTCAGCTATATGCGATAATTCCTTGGCAAGGCTCTTTTTGCCCTGCTTAATGCCGTCATAATAGCCTTTTGCTGGTTTAAATTCGTTTATCTTTTCTTTTCCTGCGCCTTGACCGCCAGCCGTTTTGTTGTAACGGCATTGATAACCTTTCTTTGTATATTCCAAAATCCAATATTGTTCCATTTCATCAAGTTTCTCTCTCGGATAATGGATAAAATCCAATTTCCATCCATACGGATTTTCTTCACTATAAAATCCTCTTTTTTTAATCGAAAGATCTATGTGCTGATAACCGGATAAATGTGAAACATTTCTCTCTAAGCAGTCAACGCTCTGCCCAATGTAAAAGTAAGATATACCGTTTTCATCAGTCCTCGTGTAGAAATAAATTCCGCTCTGATTTTTCATTCTAGGGCAAACACTTAATATCCGTTTCTCGTTGTTCTTTTTTATTGCATATAGCTGCTTGTAATTTACATTCGGCATTTTCTTCTACCTCTCAATGGCGTTGTTAATATCTCTTCAATAGTCCAACCCATATCCTTTCTATGTAATAAGCAATGTGCATTTATACCTACTATTTCAGCCCACTCAACAACCCTATGGGTTTGTCCGTTGTGCTCCCAAACAGGCGAACCTGATAAATCTTTACATTTTTTACTGCAATAAACTGCGTCATTGTAATGACCTCCTCTTTTGGCGTTAAATGATTTATTGCAAATAGGACATATTTTCATATAGTCTTTTGTGTTTGGATGCTCTCTGTAATAAAGAATCCTTCCGCAGTGATTACTACATGTTTTTTGCCCATTTCTCTGCTTTTTCACAAATTGCTTTCCGCAAACAGGACATTTTAAAAATTTTTCCTCTAAAGGAATGCTATTTCTTTTGTTTTTAGCTTGTTCTGCATTTGTTACAAACCTGCAATTGCTAGGCTCGTAATTCCCATTAACATCAATTCTGTCAATGGTTAAAATGTTCAATCCCTTATCCGTCTTTTCCTCTTTATACCCGTTTGCGATTGCCCAATCGTGGAAACTTAGAAAATCATTCTTCCATTCATCACACATTGCAATCCCTCTTCCACCGTAATTTTTATAGTCGCGAGAAGTTTTGCAATAGCAACGATATTTAATACTTTTCCACAGAGGATATAATCTACCGCATTTATTTGATAATCCGTGTTTATATCCCATCCAATCACTTCCTCTCCAATGGCTTCATGCTCATTTGAGCCACAAACTTTCCGTAGCTCATTCCGGAGGCGCGTGCCATATGATTCACAGCCTTGATTACATCGTCCTTTTTCTTTGGCTTTCTCAAGCGTTCTTTAACGTCAATGCTGATGCAGTCTTGGCAATCAACTTTGCGTTCATCTATCGTCATAAACAGCCTGCCACATTTCGGGCATATTCTTGTATACACAATTCTTCCAGCCTTTTTAAAATTTCTAAACTGCGCAGATCTTCTTGCACAGTCGGGTCTACAGTATTTCTGATCTGGTCGCTTCGGCTCAAATTCAACCATACAGTATTCACATAATTTCAATTTTTACCTCCAATCTTTTGTAAGGGCGGTGCGGTAAACGCACCGCCAAAACATGGCTTTCAATAAGCTTGTGATAACTATTATTCGCCAAACAAGATAGTTTCTTTTAGGCTTTCGCCAAGGTGTTTCAACCTAATTATTCTTTTTCAAGTTCCGCTTTGATGGTCTCAAGTTTTTTCTCTTCATATTCAAGACGTGCTCGGCAACTCTCAACAATAGTGCCCTGCCTGCTAATAAGCATTTCAACAGCTTTTTTCTTGTTTTTCTCCGTCAGAATGACCCTATCCCGGCTGTAACCGCTTAACACACCAATTTCGTCCTTGCGGATTCTCTGTCCTTTATATCCAAATTCGGATTTTTCAGTAATGATATACGTTTTTGGCTTTTCTTCTACGTCTGCTTCTCTACAAGAAAATTTATTGCCCCAAAAACTGTAAATGTATAATTTCGTCTTTTCTCCTTTCAGAACGGACAAAGGTTCATATCAACCTCTAGTCCTTTTTCTGCAACATAAACATTTGATCCATATTCAATTATTTCTTTCGTTCGTTGTAGGAATAACGCGGGATCTCCGCTTGTGTCCGATAAGTGTATTAAAACGACATTTCGTAAAGCTGGGTTGTCGTTTGTCTGAATAAATTTAAGTGTTGTATCAAGGCTCATATGCCCTCGTAAACGGTGTTCATAATTTGGCTCATTCCGGTCTACCAAGTCCATGCTATAATTGGCTTCAACCATGATATGCTCAACCTTTATGCCGGAAAAGTCATATTTGCAATATTCCAAGTCGGTCAAGAATAACAGTTTACCCATTTCCTCATGCTCGATTAAATAACCGTAGCACTCGATTTCTGTATCATGCGGTACATTGAAGGGTGTTACCGTAAAACTGCCGATTTGCCGTGCTCTGCGTGGTGGAATGGCTATTGTACGCTCTCCTGTAATGATTTCAAGTGCGGTCTGTGTCTCAAATGCCGTATAAACCGGAATGCCGGATTTCATGAAATCTTTTATGTATCGTGCATGGTCTCCATGTTCGTGGCTCACAATGCATCCGGAAACATTTGCTATTTTCCAATCAATCATTTTCTTAAAATCAAGAAATTTGCATCCGGCTTCAATGGCAAGGATTTCGCCACTGTCTGAAATCAAGGCGTATGAGTTTCCGGAACTGCTTGAACCCAAAACTCTAAGTTTCAATCTTTTGTCACCTCGCTTTCTCCATATCTCAAATAGCCGCTCCAGCCAT